AACGCATGAGCACGATCGAGCAGCAAGTCGGTGATTGGCGCGCTGAGTTATCGACAAACACCGAAGCCACACTGCGCGTCGAGTCGAACACGAAAGAGTTGGTCGAGTTGCTAAAGCTCGCCAAGGGCGGCATTGGGTTCTTCACTGCGACTGGTCGAGTGCTTCGAAAGCTGGTTGTGTGGTTCGGCCCGTTCATCGCATTTGCGTCGGCGGTCTACGCGCTTTCGCATGGCAAGTGGCCGGGGCAATCATGAACTTGACAGCGCAGATCGTCGCTGCCGGTTGTGGTGCGACGTTGCTGCGCTCTGCGCAATGGACGTCCGCGCTCCAATCCGCCTGCGACCGCTACTTCATCAACACGCCCCTCCGCGTGGCCGCCTTCCTCGCTCAAGTCGGCGTCGAATCCGCTCGCCTCACAGCCGTCGTCGAGAACCTGAACTACAGCGCGAATGGTCTGCTCACCACGTTTCCGAAGTATTTCAACGCAGTCCAGGCGGCGCAGTACGAGCACCAGCCGCAACGCATCGCGAATCGCGTCTATGCGGGCCGATATGGAAATGGTGATGAGATGAGCGGAGACGGCTGGAAGTTTCGCGGGCGTTCGCTGATACAGATCACCTTCCGCGACAACTACGCCTCATGCGGTAAGGCGATTGCGCTGCCTCTCGACTCACATCCTGAGTTGCTAGAACAGCCGTGCAATGCGGCGCTTGCTGCTGGCTGGTTCTGGGACTCGCGCGATCTGAACAAGCTGGCGGATGCGGGGAATTTCAGCGGCATCGTGCGCGGGATCAACGGCGGTTTGAATGGCTACTCCGAACGCCTCGCCTTGTATGCCGCTGCAAAAAAATCTCTCGGTCTCTGACTTATCCCTCTGCATCGAATGCGCGTGGATAACTGTCTGACGCGTAAGAACTGGTTTACCTCTCACACACATAAAACGCCGACAACGTATCGGCTATCCAAACACGCCCGTAGGCCGGACGGGCCATCTATACCTCATGCAACAGGAATTACATGGCCTCGAATCTCAAATACAGCACTGCGCTGAAGACCAGCCAGCAAGCGGCAATCTCGACCGCTGCCGGCGCATCCGCAATCCTCACGCTCTACAGCGGATCGCAACCAGCAAGTCCTGACACCGCAGTTACTTCTCAGGTCGCGCTCTCGACGCATACGTGCGCGGCAACTTTCGGCACGGCTGCGAGTGGCGTCCTCACCGTGGGCGCGATCGGCAATGGCACCGGTACTGCGGGTGCAGGCGCTGGTACTAACGCCACCTGGTATCGCCTGACGACGTCGGGCGGCACCGCACTGGTTGATGGAACGGTCGCAATTTCTGGCGCAGATCTGAATATCAACAACGTCAATATCGCCACCTCGCAGACGGTGCAGATCACGAGTTGGACCCTCACTAACGGCAACTAGCCATGGCTCAAAAGACCGTCCTTCTCACGACTGCAGGAGACGGTACATGGCCTCGTCCCGCTGACTGTCCGACTGTCGTCGATCTCATTGAGGTCTGGTCAGGTGCGGGCGGTGGTGGCGGTTGCGGCAACAGCGCATCTGGTTCATCGGGCGGAGGCGGCGGAGCTGCGTATTCGGCATCGGCTAACGTCACGATCTCTGCCAGCAATTCGTATCACATTGCTGGCAACGCAGCCGGTGGAGCGGCCACGGGTACGGTCGGTGTCGCGGGTACCGATGGTGACGACACGTTTTTCGGTGCGTCCACCTTCGCGGCCTCGACGGTTGCAGCAAAGGGCGGCAAGGGTGGCGGCAACGGCAGCACGCTCACGGGTGGCGCGGGCGGCGACTCGACTGTCGGTATCGGTACGACCCGATTCAGTGGCGGCAAGGGCGGTAACGGTGCAGCCGCGGGGGCAGCGGGTGGCGGCGGTGGCTCCGCGGGTCCGCATGGTGCTGGCGTCGCGGGTTCGAACGGATCGGGAGCCAACGCTGGCGCAGGCGGCGCCGGGGATAACAGTTCAGGTGGTGCGGGTGGAACCGGTGGCGCAGGCGCTGGCGGTGCAGGTACGGCCAGCGCGAACGGCGCAGGCGGCGGTGGCGGCACAGGCGATACAGGCGGCGCCACGCAGCAGCCGGGCGGCGCTGGCGGCGATACTGGTGGCGGCGGCGGTGGTGCGAACGGCGCAGGTAATGGCGGCGTCGGCGGCCAGGCCGGCCGCGGTCAGATTCGCATCACCTACACGCAGATCGTCATCACCGGCACCGGCGCATCAACGCAGGCGGCTAATACGTCGTCGGCTTCCGGTTCCGTCACTGTCGCTGGCTCGTCGGCTAGCACGCAACAGAAGAACGCTGCAGGGGCCTCCGGTTCGGTAGCCGTATCAGGATCGTCGGCATCCGCACAGGCGAACAATGCCTCCTCCGCTGCTGGCGCGGTTTCGATCAGCGGCTCTGCTGCGTCGATTCAGGCCGTCAATACGGCATCTGCGTCTGGCGGCCCGATCGCATCCGGATCGAGCGCGTCCGCGCAGCAAAAGAACGCGAGCGCGGCAAGTGGTTCCGCAGTCATCAGCGGTACGGCAGCGAGCACACAAGCGCCGAATGCGTCGAATGCTTCGGGCACGGTTGGCAACGGCATCTCCGGATCGGGCGCGAGCACTCAGGCACCGAACGTTTCTTCTGCGTCGGGTGGCGTCGCTGTCTCAGGCGCCGCCGCTTCGACACAAGGCAAGAATGTCGCTTCGGCATCGGGCGCCGCCCTGGTGTCTGGTTCGGCCGCTTCCGTTCAATCACCCGACGTATCGGCTGCTTCCGGAACGGTTGGTAGCGCTCCGATCACAGGATCTGGTTCATCGATTCAGGCACAGAACGTCTCGCTGGCTGTTGGCGCGGTATCTGTTACCGGCTCAGCCAGTAGCACTCAGGCGCCGAATATGTCGAGTGGTTCGGGCCGGGTCGTCGGCGCGTCCTATCCCGTCGATCAGAACTACCTCGTCACAGTTCCGCAACGCGCGTTCTACGCCAGTACTCCGGCGCGGTCCTTCTATTCTGCGGCTCCAGCCCGCTACTTCTACGTGAAGTGCAGATGAACTTCAATCCGATTCAGTCGCAGATGGAGCCGAAAGACCCGCGTGAGACGGTTGTAATCACGCTCGACGCGACGGCGATGCTTGCACCCGGTGAGACGCTGACCAGCATAACGACCATATCGATCCTGACTACGGTCGGCACCGATGCAACGCCGTTGCTTGTGCTATCCGGACAAATCATCAACTCGGCACCGCTCACGCTGCTCAATGGCAAGACGATCGCTACGGGTTGCGCTGTTCAGGCTGCCGCATCGGCAGGCCAGTTCGCTTCGCAATATTGGATCTGCGCAACCTGCCCGACGAGCAATCCAAACAAGGTTCTGACGCTCAAGGCGATGCTTCCGATGGCCACGATGTAGGCCATCCACGCCCTCACACACAACCGCCTTCGGGCGGTTTTTTCGTTTACGGCCATGACAAACGTTGCACACGAACACGAACAGCACGAAACGATCGTGATTGACACGTTCTATCCCGATCACGCTCCGCGCACTGAATCAGCCCTGTTCCGCAAGACCAAGCATCACCTCGTTGCCGTTCTCGATACGCCGTGCTGGGTGTGTGGCTCAAAGGAGTCGCGCGAAGTCCATCACTTCCATGCGGAATGGGCGGACGCTGACGGAATCGACTTCGACAAGATGCGCGAACTGCATCCTGACTTCGATTGGTCGACGTTCAATGATCCGAGCGACTTCATCGACTCCGAATACAACATGCTCGTTTTATGCGAGCGCCATCACCGCGGCAAGAATCACGGCATCCATCTATTGCCCTATCCCATCTGGATCATGCAGCGCAATCAACGTGCTGACTTCATCTTCTCGCCCGACGAGATACCCACAAAGGAGAAAGCATGAACACATACGTAAAGATCGGCTGTTACGCAGCCCTCATGGCCGCATGGGGAGTCTTCGCATTCTTCGGCAAGACACCCGTTGACGGCTTCATCACCGCAGTGACTGGCGCCCTGTCGGCTCTCGGCGCAATTCACGCGCTGGGCTCGAAGTCGGACAAGTCCACCCCTCCGCAGCAATAACCTTCCCGCCTCAACTCCCGAAAGGTCTCACCCATGAAATCGTTTCTGATTGCCGCATTCGCGGCTGTTTGTGTTGCGTTCGCCGGCTGCGCCCAGGCGCCCAAGGTTGCTGGCGATTTTCAGGCGCAAGTCGCAAAGGCCTGTGCCGTCGTTCAGCCGACGCTGCTGTCGGTGCAGGCGATGACGGTCAGTGACCCGGCCCAGCAAGTCATCATCGGCCAGGTGGTGAAGCTCAACGGTTCCGTGTGCGCCGCCAATGCATCTGTCGATCCATCCAATGTATCCGCGCTCGTCAATACGTCGATTCCGGCCGCCGTGCAGGTGATCGCGCTGCTTCCGATCGATGATGCAGCGAAGGCGGGCGCGCAGATCGGTCTGATGGCGTTTCAAGTCGCGCTCTCCGCGGCGCTCGCGCAATACGGCACGCCGACGACGGCAGCACCTGCGCCAGCATCCGGAGCGGCGACGCAATGAGCAAGTTCCTGTCCGAACTCCAGGTCGAGAACGCAACCGGCCTTGATGACGGCAAGTGGCGCTTAACTGCGCCGCTCGTCTATCAGTCTGACGTGGCCGGGATGACGTTCACGGCTCCTGCCGGCATGGTCACCGATTTCGCCTCAGTTCCAAGGGCGCCCCTGGCCTATATGCTCTTTGGAGACCGGGCAAGCGAAGCGTCTGTGATCCATGACTACCTCTATGGTTCTCGCATCGTTCCGCGCGCAATGGCTGATGCCGTGCTGCGTGAAGCATCGGCGGTAACCGGAGTGTCGTGGTTCGCGCGCAATTCGATGTGGCTTGGCGTACGGCTGTTCGGCGGCTCGCATTGGAGCCCGGAACCGGCTGCGCCCGTTGCGGAACACGAGCATCACTGATGCACGTTTAACAGCCTATCCTTTGTATCCGCCGAAAACAGCTTTTAGTTTGTATTCCCGCTATACCTTGGAATCTCTTTCCGGGGTATAGCGGCACCCCTCTTCTCTCGCCATTGGCGACGATCAAACAGTCCTTTCCGCTACTATCTTCCGGGCGCATGAGTCTTTCGTGTTCAGCGCCCGAATCTGCCTTGCTGCTTCCCTCAGTTCGTCGGCGCCTTCTACATCGGCAAACTTAGCCCGCTCGTCGCACAGGTCCGCAGCTTTTGCGATCGCAAGGTCAAAAGCCTCGTAAGCCGCAGTGACGGCGGCATAGTTGGCGATCACCTCCGCCTCACCAGACCATTCATTGTCGTTTTGCTTGTTTGCATGGGCTGCGCACCTGTCAGCCAGCGCATCAAGTGTCGGCTCATCGACCGGAGCCGCATCCCGGCCTTCCCAGCCAGCGCGCGCAGGCTCTTCATCGTCCGAATAAAGACGGTCGCTGATAACCTGCTGATGGAACCACAAATCGAAAGCTTCGCTCATCGTTTCTCCGTTGATTGTTTCGCCCAAACAAACGCCAGCCTAGCCCAGGCATCATCCTTCGGGCAGCCGGTCACGCTCGCGAAATGATCGAAGTCATCCAGCGGCGTATGCCCCAGATCGTTCGGCTCGTTTGGCATGTCAGCCAGAATCGCCTCAGGGTTTCCGTATTCGAACATGGTCGCCTCCCATTTGCACAAAACAGCCGTCGCTAATGGCGCTGTAACCGACTGATTATGCTGCCTGTTTCAGCACCTTCGGAATCACGACATTATATTGAGGCATGAATCGCCCGATATATTGAGTTTCGAGGTCGTCCAACTCCTTCTCTGCGCACTCGATTATGTGGTACGAGTCGAACACTTTTCCGCCTTCCTTGAAATGCGTACCGATCCGGGCATGACAGTTTGCCGATTGGCCTACATAAACGATGATTCCGTTGCTCAGAAGTAGGTAGACGCCGCATAGTTGCTTGATCGGCTGCGCGAGATTTCGCACTTCCTCTTCTGATAAAAGGTCGGCCCTCGGCACATACGTTTTGATTTGCCGGAACCTCTTCGGAAGATCGCCTTTCTTGAAAATGCCCCGCTCAGTGTTCATTTCGACGGCGCGCACAATTGCGGACTCTCGATCCTTCCCCAATCCTTTCGATTGTTTCGTGGATGGGTCTCGGTACGAATAATATCCAACAGAGTTTACATACAGATTGGGCGGCAGGTTTTCGCGGTCTTCGTTTCTGGGTCGTGCCATCTTGGCTAGTTCCTGGGATCTTGGTGTGATTGTTTCCTCGCGGTGCCAATTTGGTGCCATGGCGCGCGAGACAAAACCTAACCCGTTGAAAACCAAGACACTTTACCGAGGTACTGATTCCATCGATGATGGGTTTCGAGTAGTCGGCTATGAGCCTTGATTTCATTGGGTTTCGTTGTTTCTCAAGGGTTTACGGCTCGTTTGTATCCGTACCATATTACCTCGTTTACCCTCATCCTGTCTTGTTTTTGTGGTGCCACGGTGCCAAAATCGGTGCCGCAAAACTCATGGCACCACGGGACAGGACAAATGGGCGCAATCACACCTAGAACGAACAAGGATGGTAGCACCTCCTACAAGGCCCAAGTGCGGATACGCAAGGGCGGCAAGGTTCTGCACCAGGAAACACAGACCTTCACGCGAGAGCAGGCGGCCAAGGCCTGGGTTAAGAAACGCGAGACCGAACTGGCTGATCCAACCGGCCTGAAAAAGGCGCTGGCGGAAGACCCGCCGATTAAAGACCTGATCGACCGCGCTCGCAGGGAAACGAAAAGGCGCATGAGCACATCAAAGATCAATGTGCTGAAAATGATCGAAGCGCATGAATTTGCTGAAACGAAATGCTCGCATATCGACAGCGCTGCGCTGGTCAAGTTCGTTAATAGTCTCGGCGTTTCGCCATCGACGGGTGATAATTATTTCTCTCACCTGTCATCCGTTCTGAAAATCGCCCGTCCAGCATGGGGATATCCGGTCGATAATCAGGCGATTGAAGATGCGCGAGTCGTGATGAAACGGATGGGCACCATTGCCCGTTCGAATAAACGTGACCGGCGCCCGACTCGTGACGAAATGAATCGGCTAATGGACTATTTCAGCAAATCCAAAAGCACGCGCGGCGATACCGTACCGATGACGGCGATTTGCCTGATGACGATTTATTCGTTGCGCCGGGCAATCGAGATATGCAATATCACCTGGCAGGATTTAGACGTCGATGGGTGCCGGGTAATGGTCCGTGATCTGAAACACCCGGAAGAAAAACAGGGAAACGATACCTGGTGCTATCTGACACCCGAAGCCCTACGCGTCATTCAGGCTCAACCGAAAGTAGAAGGTCAGCCGCGAATCTTCCCATATGCGGAAAAGTCAGCCAGCATGGCTTTCACCAATGCCGTGCAGGCGCTGGGCATTGACGATCTAGTCCTGAATGACCTGCGCCACGAGGGAGCCTCGCGCCTGTCTGAGATGGGCTGGACTGTTCAGCGCGTTGCGTCCGTTTCTGGGCACCGATCGTGGAATACCCTGAAACGGTACACGCACGTTCGGGAGGTTGGCGACAAATGGGCTGGCTGGGAATGGCTGGACCGGGTAGCTCCTCAAGCGGCAAACTGATCCCGTTCCTTCACCGCCGCCGCCCGCTGCGCGTCGATATAGTCGGCTAGGTCCTGCACGTACACGCCCTTGGCTGACTTGGCGCTCTTCTCGATGCGCACGAGCGGCAAGCCGATCTCGCCCAGCGAGATTTTCCGGAGCAATTTGTCAAGCTCCAGGTGGCTGAAGTATTCCCGGCGCACCTCGTCGATCGGGATGACTGCGCGCGCCCCGAACTGCGCCATGAGCAAAAACACTGTATTCATTCTTCCCTCTCCCGTTCCCATAGTCTGCAAGCCGGCGACCTCAGCAAAATGTCCGTCCCCGGTCCACTCGTCCACTTCGGCCTGATCAGTTCGCACTTGTAGTAGGTTCGGCAACCGTAGTTACCGGTCCCGACAGCATGATGACAAGATCGACACCGCTCTCCAGCCGGTCCAGTTCCCGGCGGCGCTGCATACCCGTTCGGCCTCGTCGGCTTGCGTACTGCCTTCGACTCGCTTATCTCGATCACGACCGTTTCGCCGAACAGGTCGACTACCTCTCGCCGTTCCATGTCGAACTCCCTCGCGGTAACCCGCAAAATCCGTTGTAACGCTGTCTCCATCAATATTCGTCGTAGTAAGCTGGCAACCGTCGATCCCGCATCCCATCGGCGTGACCGCGCATCCATGCCTTGTAGTCAAACTGGCGATGCATCGACGAATACGGGCAGTCGAACCACGAACGGCCTGACCTCCCGGCCTGATAACCAAGGTCATAAGCGCTCATTCATCCTCCACCGTGTCGTCAAAATGCTGCGACGCTTTTCGTGCCATCGTCCTGATAGCTTCCAGTAACTTCCCGTCTGGCCGGTAGTGGCGGGTGTCCTTCAGGTGCTCCGCAATCTCGCACCACTCGCCCAGCGTCATGGTGAGCGTCATCGTCATGGCGATCTCGTTTGGACGCTCTGCTTTGAATTGAGCTTTCACCCCTTCTCTCCTTCAAGTTCCGCCTCAGCGATTACCATCCGCGATTCATCGACGTAATCGCCCCATTGCCTGACTATCTCGCGGGCTCGCTGTACGTCGCACTGGAAGCACTTCTCGTTCAGTTTGTTGCCGTGGCTGCAAACCCACGTGTAACGTGTCGGCTCTGCGATCTTGATGCTCATTCTTTCGACCTCTCGTAATTCGCCCATGCCTGTATAGCCTCGTTGACGGTTTGCTCTGGCCAGCCGCGTTGCAGTAGCGCCGATCGCAGCGCGCCAACCCGTCGAATGCACTGGCTGCGCGCCAGATTCACGGCGTCGCGGAGTGCTTGGTATGTGTCTTCGGTCATCCCACCACCTCGTTATCCAGCGGCCCACCGCCGCACCAGGTCATCCAGTCGATACCGTTCATGTCGTTGTCGAAGAACGGCTGATACCAATACCCTCGGCGGAATGACCACGACATGAGCGTTGAGTTAAGCCATCTCATGATGCTTGCTCGGCGAACATGTCTATGGTGCGCGTATCTCGCTCCGGTTCGGGTTCGAGCGGGCCGATGAACTTGGCGTGATCGGCCCATGCCTCGGCGAGTGCTTCGGCATGCGATGGCGGTGTATAGGGCCACTTGATGACAATCGCCTCGATGGTCGGCGCGGCTGGCCCGCTCTTGAGCGACGCAAAGAACGCATTCAGCTTCTCCGCGAGGACTTCCGCCTCTCGCTTGCCCGGAGTCGCGATAATGTCGTCCGGGCCTTGTATGTGGACTGCGTAGAGGGTCATGTAGGTTCTCCCTTGGCGGATGCGGCGTAGTCGGCCAACTTGATTGCCAGGTCCTCCTCAGTCATGCCAAGCGCCTTCGCCACCGCGCCGTATGCACGGCTCGCTTGCGACCGGCTAAGAGTCGGCAGCGGCATTTGATGCTCTTCGCTGAAATCGGTTACTTCAGATCGGATGTAATCTGCAGCGTCCGTATATGGGTATCGGCTCATGCCTTATCTCCCTTCTCTGCCATCACCCAATTACCCGTCTCGCTTTGTTTCATTCCGCTTACCGACCAGTCGTAGCGCGGGCCGCTGGCGACAGGGGCGGCGTAAGAGGCACGAATCAGCGTAATTACGTTCGTGAGCTGCGAGACAGCCTCGACGTTATCGGCTCGCGCGTCGCCGTATGCCTGAATCGCCATAACGATTTCGGCGGGCACCTTGCGCTGCTCCGCACCATTGGCAGCGATGCGGGATTCGTCGAACGCGCGATTGATAACTTCCGCCAGAGATAATTCGCCGACCAGCTTGCTCTTGCTTTTGCCCCAGAAGCCGCCCAGAGCAATGACAAATTCGCCGAGTTCCCGGTTCTCAGATTCGAGTTCGGCGATGCGCGCGGCTTGCTGCTCGATCAACTTGAGCAGACCGTGACGATCGGCCGGAGTGATTTCGCGGTTGCAATCGCGGACCGTTTCAATCAGTTTCGTTTGACTCACCCCCGCCTCCCCATAAAAATATCAACACACGCATCCATCGACATACCGATCACCAGCACGAGGGCTGCTGTTGCGAGCAGTTCCATTTCAAGCACCCCCATCGCTGTCGCTTGCTGCGATAGCGCGAATCTCTTCAGCGCATGCGCCTACTGCGGTTGCTTGGCCCATGCAGCGGTCCTTCTCGTACCAGTCCTGTTTCTCGTCGCAGACATTGGCGGCCTCTTCAAGAGCGGCCTCGCGAGATGCATTCCATGCGGCGAACGCGAACGAGATTTCGTACTGGCCGCCGCCAGCACGCACGAACCGGCCATGTTCTTCCCACCACTTCGTAAATTCGGGCGGCACTTTCATGACGGCTCCTTTCCGAACGAGCCTTTCAACGCAGCCATCTCAGCCGCGCTCCGCCGTTCGTTCTGTTGATGAATCGTTTCGTGAATGTCGACGAACTCCAGATCGGCGCGTGCGGGCTGAAGTGTGTAGCCGCGTCGCGCCATCCACCAAAGGAAAATGTCGATCACGTAGATCTGGCCTTTGACCCACGTCACGTCCCCGATGTAATCCTTGTCATGGACCTTGATGGTCTGGTGGATCGCCTTGAATAGGTCTTTCTGGTCGTGGAAATCGCGCATAAAGCGTGGCAAATAGCGCCCTTCATGCAACCATCGATCTAGTCGGCTATTGCTCACTGCGGCACCTCCTCAGTCTTCGCTTCTGCCTCGGCAATTACCATCCTGGATTCGTCGACGTAATCGCCCCACTGCTTCACCACCTCGCTGGCTCGCTGCACATCGCATTGAAAGCACTTCTCGCCCAGCGTCCTTCCGTGGCTGCAAACCCATGTGTAGGGTGTCGGCTCTGCGATCTTGATGCTCATTCTTTCGACCTCTCGTAATTCGCCCATGCCTGTATAGCCTCGTTGACGGTTTGTTCGGGCCAGCCGCGTTGCAATAGCGCCGAGCGGAGCGCGCCCACCCGTCGAATGTACTGGCTGCGCGCCAGATTCACGGCGTCTCGAAGCGCTTGGTAGGCGTCATCGGTCATTCACGCCCCCACATTGATAGCAAACACCCGCACAGGCTCAGGCCCGAAGTGCGGATGCAGGATTGTTCGTTCGATGTAGCCGCGCCACGGCTTGAGGATGCGGCGCTCCCAGTCATCGGCTTTCGGATATCCCTTGGTCAGCACAATCCGCCCGTAGTGGCGACCGACGAGGCGCTTGGTCCAATACTCGTTGACAAGGCGATATTCCTCGGCCTTCGCGCCGCTGCGGATTGCGTCGAAGTATTCGGATTTGAGAGGTAGGACTAGGGTGGGTAGGGTCATCGCGATTCCTCAGTCAGGCCGCGCCAACGAGTAACGTCACGGAATGCCTCGTAGACGTTCATTAAGTCGGCGAAGCGTCCAAATCGGACGAACTCGGAGCCATTCCAGTACCCATCCGTACAGCAGCAATTGCAGCGCAGCGCTCGCGTTTGTATTTCATACCAGCCGCGACGGACTGGCTCAATGCTCGCCGGAAACCAATCGGTTCTCATCCCGCTTGCTCCTGAAACATATCGATCGTTCGCGTGTCGCGCTCCGGTTCGGGTTCGAGCGCCGCGAGAATGTCGCTCAGTCGGGTATTGCCGTCGCCGCCGTAGGGGATGCACTGGCCGTCCCACTTGTAGCGCTTTAGATCGGCCTCTGTCTTCATGTCTTCGCACACTTCAAACTTCGGATCGTAGGTATCACCCCAAGCTTCGGAGCCACACTCGCGGGCGCATTGATAGGCGTCGCCCTCGTCTTCTGCCATTACGATCATGTTGAAACTGACGACTACTGCGTAGGGTTTCATGTTTTTGTCCTTGCGAAACGGTCTCAAACTGCTACGATCGGCTTACCCCAACCAGCCAGGATTCGCGCATGAACGATGAAGTGTTTGAACCAGCGGATTTGAAATATATCGACTGCCTTAAGGCTCTTGCCGAGAATGGGCCTTGCGTAATCAACGATCAGTCGATCATTGATCATTGGACGCCTCCGCTTAAGAGCGAGGCATTTATCCGGCCTGTCAGCGGCCGTATGGAAGTTTTCGAAATCACTGATGCCGGCCGAAAATGGCTATCAGTGTCCGGCTATCAGTGAGGCGAGGCGAATTCGGGGTCGCTCATGAGTGCCGCCCCTCATTCGCCGCGATAGCGTCGTCAATCTGCACCATGAACAGCCAGTAGCGGCCTGACTCCATGCACCCGCCGGCAATCTGTTCGATCTGCTTGCGGGACAATTTCCCCCCCCATCCCCCTCCACCTTCCGCAAAGACGCTGCGTATAGCGTGGCTAGCTCTGTTTTGGCGGTGAGTTGGGATTCGAGGGCGGCGATGCGGGCGGCTTGCTGTTCGATCAGGTCTGCGGCTTCCGTTGCGATCGAAGGTACACTCGGAATGGGAGCGCGCAGTTCGTGAAATTCGCGCAGGCGCTTAATCAGTTCATCACTCATTTCGTGTCTCCGCTTGCGGATTGAGCGGCGGTCAGGGCGTCTAGCGTATCGTTGATGGCTTGAGAGGCAGCGGATCGGAACGTCGCATGCGGCTTCAGTCGCTCGCACTGCGCGTGAACGCGTTCAGCAATCTCCCACTTCTGCGCGGCGGTGAGCGTTGTCTGTGCTGGCTGATCGTCTTGAAGCCAGCGTTCAATTATTTTCTGAGTCGCGGGATTATTGTTCTTGGTGAGCGCTGTCTGTGCTGGCAGCGCGGCCAGCATGCCTTCAATTGCGCTTCGGGCTTCCTCAAGCGTCGCGGGCGAGAAGTTGTATTGGTCGGTACTGGCGGTCCAGCCGCACTCATTGCCAATGCGCGGATACTGGCCCGGCGAGTAGGGTCGCGGTAGCTCGGCGTTCCAGACAAACACGACTTCATCAACCTTGGTCGTGTCCTTCCAGCCATCGCCGTTCATCTTGCCGACGCCTTTTAGAATCACCGCCTCCGCACCCTGCGCCACATTGGCGGAAGTTGATGCGGCGCGGGCTTTTATCCAGCCAACCATGTTGTGACGAATGTCGAAAGCAACGCTAGAGCACTGGACTTTGTTTCCGCCGCCGTCCATACGTGACATGCTTTCGTAGCTTTCCGCGTAGCCTTCGAGCATTCGAATCGCAGCTTGCGCAAACGCCCCGCGCTCGTCCTGCTCGACCGATGGCGCTGGCGCGGCAGATTGCGCCTCCGCAGCGGCGTCAGACGGCTGGGCTGACAGTGCCGCGCGGGCTTGCCAGCCACGCCAAGCGCGCTGCGTATCGAAATCGTCATAGAACTCGCCATCGCGCTCAAGGCGTGGCGTCAGGTCAAGCTCACCCGTTCGAATCCACGCCTCAAACGCCGCCCGCTCGTCTACCGCATCGGCTGTCACCTTTTCGGTGGTGGCGGGAAGCCTCGCGAGCGTCTCGGATACCACTGCGCGAGCAAACGCGTAGAACTTCTGTTTCTGGTCGCCGTCTTCGTGGTACGTCGTCAAGCCAGCACCCTGCCATATCACGTCGATGACGCGCTCAGGAAAGTCCACCGCCACAGGCTGCGCATCGGCTGTCACCTTTTCGGCGGGATGATCTAATTCAGGGAACAACGGCTTAAACTCGCCTTGTATGGCTCCACGGATTTCTTCCAGGTCAGGATTGCTGGCATAGGAGCGAATGTCTTTGTTCACAGTGTTACTCCTCAATCAATTCGTATTCACCTGCAATCAGACGGGCCGCGAGAGCCAAGCGGCACTTGGCTCGAAGATCGGGTGACAAACCGGATGCGAAGCCATCGAACTCATGGATATAGCGCAGGGTCAGTTTTGCAAGGTTGCTCATTGCGACGCTCCGGTAGTCAGCGCATCTGCTGTCGGCGTAATGGGGGCGGTGGAGAGGGCGGCTTGCCAGACTTCCAGATACGTCAGTCGTGGCCATACGCCGCGCTTTTTGAACCATGCCTCGAACGCCGCGCGCTCATCAGACTGCGCATCGGCTGTCGGCGCAATGGGTTCGACGAGCGGATAGCTCGACTTGTTCGGAGTTGAATTGGGCGCGCACATCCAACCGCAGTGGCGGCATTCGCGCAAAGCTTCGATCATTCGTTGTTCGCTCATATTCGTCTCGTTCTTGCTGCGTTGTTAGGCGGACTCGGGCGTGATCTTCACGCGATACCGGCCTTCGTCGAGGTTCACGATTACCTCCAGATCATTCACGGCGATCAGATGTGCGACGGCCCCGTTGATGCACTGCGCCGTCACGTCTTGCTTGCTCGTCGCAACGCCGCCCTTCGACTTGCCGATGTAGATTCGATGCGTCAGCGGGGACATCCACATTTCGAGATTGGTTCGGATGCTCATGTTCACTCGCCGGCCAATGCCGACCCTTGGTATAAAAAGCGGGGCCGAGACTGCGCCCCTAAGCGCCCATGCGGAGATCACCGCACGGATTCGGGGAAATAAGGTGCCGCTGCATTCGGCTTATCGGGAAACGCTTGCGCCAATCCGTGCGATGCTGCGGCGGTAGGGTTAGGCGGCTTGCTGGCGAAGCATCTGCTCGTATGCCGTGACGCGCTTTTCGAACGTCAGGAGTTTGGCCACCATGTCATCGATAAAGTCGTCGTCGCGCATCACTCGCTTGTAGAACAGGTCTTTCCCGACATGCTCGAGCGCCGGCACGTATTGAATAAAATCGCACCACTTACGCCCGCTGATGAACATTCCTAGCTGCATCTGGTGCATGTACTCGGACACGTCGAACGTGGTCAGCATGTCCATAATCTTCACGCTATCGACCGGACATTTGATTTCGATCAGGCCGTCATCGCCGACCAAGCCATCCGTCGAGTAGCCGAACAGCCGGTCATCGGTGAGCATCACACCCGACTCAGACGCGAGATTGCCGGTGCGGGCTTCATATTCAAGTCGCGCCAGCTTCTCTAGTTCGTGACCGCGCTCAAGCGTCCATGCTTTCACTGGCTCGCCGTACGGCACGCCGCTGATGCGTTCGAACGCCAAGTCATAGGCGTACTTGTCGGACGCCGCAGTCGGATCACCGGGGTTCTTGTCACCCGATTTCCGCGAGAGAACCGAGATTGCATCTGCGGCGCGCGATGCAGTGATAGCTGCACAACGGGCGTTCAACCATTCCTGGCTACCCTGGGCACAATGGATGAGAATCACTTTTGATCTCCTTGTTCTGCGGCGATCTGCCGTGCAAACTCGTCGCTGAAATCATCGTCGCCCGGTTCACGTTGAACGGCGGCCCTGGCGACGACGAACGTCTTGCCTTTCGCCTCAACCGTCGCCTTGAATGTGTTGTAAGCGGTCATGTCTTTCGCGGCCTTGATTTCACGCACGCCGTTCGTCCAGACAGCTTTCAACTTGTCCGCGTCTACTGCAGCATTCGCTGCGTCAACCCATTTCTGCGTCAGCGCGGGATCAGTGGCCGGGCCAGCGTCGGCGAATTGCTCGCGGATCGTCTCGTCCAAATCCTCCAGATCCTGCGCAAAGATGTCCGAGCAACCAAGCGCCGTCAGCGTCAGGTCGATCTGGGCTCGTTTCTTCGCCATCTTCAGGACCGTGTTCGACATGTCGGCAGGCGAGACGCGAATCTGCTTCGTCTGCTGTACCTTGTTCTGCCACTTGCCCCACTTGATGCGGCGATCCGTTTCGTCAGCGGCTTCGTATTCCTCGTCGCAGACCGCGCGGCGCCATGCATACTTATCCTCGCCAGTGGAGCACTCACCCACCCCATAGCCGACTTCATAGTTGGTGCCAATGTGGCGGCCTACGCATTTGACGCGGTAGCGGATCTCGCGCACACGCCCGCGATCATCGCGGCTGGTGAATTCCTCGACAATCGGCTCGACTGCAATCCGAAAGGTGGAAAGCAAAGCCTCCGAGCCAGCCTTGTACAAGCTCGGCTGCTTGCATCCGGGAATGATCCCGTAATGGACGTTTTCCTTCATGACCGACTGCATCACCGTCTGAATCGTGCGAGCGGTCTGCAGCGTGTCCTGCACCGATATGGGCGCACTCTCGCGCCGCGGCATTTCGATTACTTCGTTCATGCTGCCTCCTTTTGTTCGATGCGACGCTGGATTAGCTCGCTGCGCCACTTGTTCAGTTCGGTGGAAAGCGATTCGATGCCGTGGAAGATCGGTTCCGCGTTGCCGCAGCAGACGTACCCCATATCGAATTCAGGGTGGCCGCAGCAGTCTTGGCCGATCGGTCGAGCGATTTCTTGCAGCACGTCTTCAAGCATTCCAAGGCCGTCATTGGCGAAGTGCAGGGCATGCAGACGCGCAACCTCGGCTTCGAGTGCGGCGCGCTCGACTTCTGCCTTCGCTTCGCGCTCCTTGCGTTCGGCCTCGGCTGCTTGCTCCGCTGCGATCCGCTCCTGCTCCGCGAAGATCCAATCCGCTTCAGCCTGGGCCGCAGCGGCACGCTCTGCCTCTGCCTTTTCCGCCGCTTCCCGTGTGATGCGTTCCTGTTCAGCCTTGGCTCGGTCGATCTCGGCTTGCTGCCTGGCTAATTCGGCACGCTCCGCGGCCATGCGTGCTTCATGCGCTGCACGCTCGGCGTCGATCGCCTCTTGAGCGAGACGTTGCGCTTCACGGCTCTCAGCCTCTTCCTGTTCGCGGACTTCGCGATCGCGGCGCTCCTGTTCAAGGCGGGCGGCACGGTCTTTCGCTTCCTGTGCAACTCGCTCCTCGGCGGCGATACGCTCGCGTTCTTCCTGCTCTGCCCGAAGTCGCGCCAGTTCCTCACGTTCCGCCTGCAGGCGCTTCGCCTCAGCTTCGTGCGCCAATTGCGCCGACAGCATCTCGCCCATCTTGGAGAGCGCTGAAATCTTGGCTACCTCACACTCGCCTGCGAACTCGGCAAAATCTTCTAGCGTGATCTGCACCGCCTCCAGCCCTTCAATTGCCGCCGCAATCGTTGCCGACTGCTTGCCGACCAGCATGGAAGGAATCGACTGCATTTCGGCGATGCGCTTGCGGATTGCGTCGACTCGGGCTTTCTCGGCGGCCAGCTTTGCATGGCGCTCAACCTCGACTGCGGCATCCCATGCATCCCTTAACTTCTGGAGTCGCGCTTCCTCGGCCTGCGTAATCTCGATAAGGCGCTTTTCTTCGGCGATCACCGCTTTACCGAACTTGACAGCATCGTCCCGCGCATCCTTACCGGCGTTCTCAATGGCGATTCGCGCGTTCTTCAGCGTCATGTACGCTGCATGAGCCTGCTCGCGCCCGGCCTTGTTCTTGATCTCTACAATGTCGCTGTACTTCTTCGAGAGTTCGATCAAGGACTTTTCATGTTCGGCGGCGCCAAGTGCTACGGCTGCGCGTTCGGGCACGGTCAGTTCTTTGGACTCGCTCATGCGACCACCCCGCTCGCATCGAACGTCAGGCACTTAAGCTGCGCGAGCGCATCATCAATCTTCGCCGCGGCCTTCGTGAACTCTTCGGTCAGCTTTTCCCTTTTGGCAAGCAGGCATTGCACTTGCCCGGACAAGATATCCACGTCGGGAGCATCGACTTCGATCGTGTGAGCGCACAACGGAATGTAGCCCTGCGAGACCCAAAACCTCGTTTCCTCGCCATCCCAGAAACTGATCTTAGGATTCGCCGGGTTGTATTCATTGGGCTGCGCATACAGCCATCCGGATATGACGATCTTCATTTTCTTTCCCCTTCGTTATTCAGTTAGAGCAGGTAGTCGCCCTTCGGATACGGAAGATTCCGTCGCGCCAGTTCCTTGCCTAAGCTATTCAGCTTGGCGCGGCAGGCGTTACGGGCGGTCGTTTCTGAGGACCAGTTTGATTCGGCGGCGTTGTAGAACGACATCCGCTCGGACTGCTTCCTGACCGCTTCCGTCAGTTCCTCGTCGGTCAATTCTTCGAAGGTCGGTTGTGCGATTGCGTTCATTGCGCGCTCCGTGCATGCAATTCGGGTTGATAGTGGCCGTCGTAGTCTCGGGCCAGCAACCACCGCGATCCGAGCGCCTTGATAGCCTGCAGGCGCTTGTTCTCGTTGATCGCGGCGAGGCGTTCGTCGGGAGCCAGAGCGGTCGAAATGTGACGGAGATCCGTGTTTTTCGGGATGTTCATTGCGCCTCCTCAATGGCTTGGATTGCGGCGAGTCGCGCCAGAAGTTGATTCTTTTCGGCGCGTAACGCGTCCTCGTACCGGACTTGCATGATTGCCAGCGCATGCCTAGCCAGTTCAGGGAAGCGCAGCTTGATCACCTCGCCGAGCGCCGCATCGAAGTAAGCCGACTTCCAATAGTTCTGCGCACTCGGGCTTGCCTGATGCTCAATTTCCGTCGTCACGACCACCCGGTGGACTTTTCCGCAAGTACGCAAGTGCGGCTCAGGCTCACCAACAAGGTTGGCGTAATCACGAGCCAGTTTCCATTCGCGTTTCAGATCGTCGGCTTTCATCTACACTCCCAAAATCGATTTAATAGCCAGCGCCGCGATGGCGACTACTGCAGCAGCGGTAGTCCACATAAGGATTTCTGCGCGCTGACGGTCGTTGTGTGCATCGCGTTGCGCTTCTTCGCGGTGTTGCCATTCGGCCAGCTTGGCGCGGCCAGCATCGCTAACGGTCAGTACGTAATCGTCGGTGCGTTCGTAGGTCAGCATTACCAGCCTCCCGTGCCGTCTTGTCCATGAGACGTGGTCGATTCAAAAAGTGCCTGTTCATGATCGATCTCGCGGCGGAGCCAATCGGGATGGTTCGCGTTGCGATCGCCAACACTCGCCTGAAAAGCAGCGTTCTGACCCGTGCGCTTTTCCTGTTGCTTTGCCTTGCAAGACTTCGAGCAGAACAATCCCCATCCGCGCTTAACGTCAGCCTTTCGTGCCATGAACGGCTTGCGGCACCATTTGCATTTGCGCTCGACCATTACAGGCGGCGGATACTGCTTAGACGCGTCCATGCCACTCCCCCACTCCAAGCCCGCGCGCCTCGGCGTCGAGACGATCCCAATAGCGGTCATCCCATTCGGCGGCTCGTTCGGCTTCCGTCTGCGGCGGCTCGCCGTCAAGGTGCGCGTCTGCCGCCCTATCCTGCAGGAACTCATATTCCCGTTGCTGCTGCTTAAACTTGCGAAGGCTTCGGTATGCCATTTTCGTAGTCCTCAATTCGTGTGATATTGGAACCCTGGCGGGTGACGGCTGCGTTCAACCGGCAATCGTCAGGTGCCCGCTTCCCACGGGCTGCGGCTTATAGTTGCTCAGAGCGGCCGTCGCTTAGAAAAGACATCAGCTCTCGCGGTACCAGTATTCATATCGTTCCAGCGCCCACTCCCTGACGACCGCGTATTTCTCATCGTCGTTCAAGGCGCACCACTCTGCTTCACTAAGACCAACCTCGCTCAGGTTGATCTCTTCCTTGTACTCGCTATGAATGTTCGCGCCGTTGTCACAGTGAAACGTGATCTTCATGCTTCCCTCAGATGTTAGGTAGGACGTTGCTGAGGCGCCCGGTTCGGCTTTGTGCGATCGACACGCGGCGCCAGCGGGGTACTACCAGAACTTCGCGATGAAGTGCAGGCCGACGTAGATCGCTCCGCACCCGCCCGCTATCACACTCAAAGTAATCAGGACGGCGAGAATCTCAACCACCGTGAATCCGCGTTGCTTTTTCACGCTCCCTCCCTCTCAAATTGTTGAACCGGCCGGCGACGCGTATCAGCGCCGCGAATGAACAAGATCGCAGCGATGGCGACTAGCGCCCAGGCTGATAGGGTGATTTGCAGGGCGGTCATGGTTGCTCCTGAAGGGCGCGGACTCGATCCGCAAGGGCGTTGTCGCCGATGATGATTGCCATGCGCAGCGCCAGTTCCATGAACCATTTAGGCATGTCTTCTTCGCCATCGCCGCGTAGGACGTGGGCGTGGCCGATCAGCGTGTAGACGTCGCCGTCCGTCAGCGCTTTCGGCTCGCTGGCGGGCGCGTCCAAGGAAAACTCATCCTCAAGGCCAAGCACGTAGACCAGCATCGCTTCCGCTTCCTTTGCCGTCAGGAGGTTCGTCCCTGAGCGCGGATGCGGGTAATCGGGATTGGTCGCGCACCCATCCGATGCAACTGTCTTCGGAAGCGGCCATGCCAGAAATCGGTCAACCAGTGTCTTGATGTCCATATTCAGCACCAGGTAAATGAAGGGGTCTGCCAGTCGATCTCCACAGTCCGGCAGCGGATGCGGTGACCGTCCTTGCAGATATAGTCCGTGACGATCATCAGCGCGTATTGCAGAGCAACGAAGGTTGAGTGATAGCCGGTCATGATGTGTCTCCAGCGTGTTATGGCAGCGTCTTGCCAGTCACGTCCTGCACGTACTTGCGCATGACGTCGATTGCCTCGGCCTCTTTGCCGAAGTAGAACGCGTAGAAGATTCGATTCAGGTCTTCCTTCGCCTCGTCCGCGTCTGCCATGACTGGCAGGTTTCTGCGCGTCAGTTCCTTAACAAGGTCTTCGTCCGATGCGTCTTCGAGGACGTCGGTATCGTCGACCCAAACCTCTACGTATGGCATGTTTGCTCCGTAGTTGTACTAAGCGCGCGGCTCAGTGAAATTCAGTTCGGGGCCTAACGGGCCCCATCCCTATAAACGCACCTTCAGGAATAAGCCCCGTATCCAGGGGCGAGGAATGCAGCATTCACGGAGGCGCGCTGGCTATGCTAGGAAGCTCGCTACTGGTGTTTCCTGCCGTAAGAACCGGGGCTAATATCCACCGGGCCAGCAGGCCTTACGCCGCGTTACTTTGCAGGGAAACAACGCGCTTTCGTGAAAACTGCTCACGTGCGAGACCAGTCTGTATTCCCGGTCCCGCACGCCTTCCGCCGCAGCCGCACAACTCACAAGGTCACACGACTGCTGCGGGTGCGTTCGCTTTTTACTCGAGCGAACAGCTATGTTCCGAGTCCTCAAACATCGAGGAATGGCTGGCTATACAAGCCCTTGACGGCTCACCATGAGCCGGTGTTACTTGCTTTTTGTTAAAGAACATTTGTGCTCCACGGTTAGCGCCATGCTGCCGTGGTACTGCGTGCTATCGGTACTGAGAAGCGCTGTCGCTTCTCGCTACGGACAGTTAGGCTGCTGCCGTCTGATACTTCGCCCACTGCTCCGCGATCCACGCGATACCCTTCGGCGTGAACATGGACTGCGTGAAGGCGTGGTCGTTGTTGCCGATACCCGCCTTCACCGCGAATCGTTCCGCGTGCTGGTGATGGGCGTAGGCCGTCAGGCGACCATTCAGGCGATACATGATGTTGTTGCTAATCAGAAAGGCGCCGAACTCGCGTTCGTTTGCATTAAGCAACTTGGCGACTTCGCGGAATCCTTTGTTGCCATCGGCTTGCGTGTAGCGCTCAACGAATTCGACGGCTGGCTTCTGCGCCTCCAATTGCGCGGACTGCAGCTCTATCTGTTCCGCTTGCTCTGCGGCGAGACGAAGTGCACCTGAAAGCGTCGTGGGAATCTTGAACTGGACTACGTTCGACTTAGCTTGGCGCTCGCAAGCGATGAAGTAATCGCGAATATCGCGGCCCTTCGCCGTGCGGGACATCATCGCAACGTGCTTGCCGCATTCCAGCGTCAGTACATACTCAATACGCGGGCGATTTCCCTTTTCCCCTTTCTGGGGGAATGCTTCGAAATCAATGCCTTGCGTGAACAGATCGCCAAGTTGCGCTTTGATCCAATCGCTGAAGTCTTTGCGGATCTCGAGGAATTCGTGCAGATCACGCGCATTGACGGTCTGAATCGACTCGTCGCCGATGCTGCGTTCCGTTACTTCGATCAAGGCTTGCTGGCTCATCTCTCACTCCGGCGTTTGTGCTGCTGACGGAATTCATTATTGCAAATGTACTTAGGTAGGTCAAGTACATTTGTGCTGAAATTTTCAGAAATTTTTCTAGGGGTTATTACGAACGAAGAAAAGCCCGCGCGGGGCGGGCTTCTGAGAGTGTGATGCGGAGCTAGTTATTCGTCTTCGTCGTAGTGCGTGTGGGCGCGCATCCGGCCGATGATCTCAAGCCCGTCCCGGTCACTGTGAAGCGTGGCGTAGTCGTTATTCAGCGGGATCAGCTCAAATGTCATGATGCCTCGTTCATTGAGCCCAATCTCGCGGTATTTACGAAACACGCCGTCGCCCGACCTGGTACGGGCAAAGACGTACTTCCCAGGCGCCGGCGGTCGCTCGGGATCGATGATAACAACGACTCGGCCTCGTTCAAACGTAGGCTCCATCGAACTGTCTTCGATGGGGATCGCGAATGTAGACGGGGATGATTCCTTGTGGATGGTGATGCGCCCCAACGGCTCGCCAAGAGTATTGGGATCAATCAACGCAGTCATTTTTGTAGCCTGCTCGCTAGTTAGGATGGGTATCTCTCGCAGGGGCTGTAAAACGTTTGCGTCAGCAGACCCTGTTGGCCCTCCACCAATCCTATGACTACGCGTTGTCAGGGAATCCTTAATCAGATGCCCCTTTTGCCCACTAATTGAAACATCGGATGCACTTGTTTTGTGCTTTGAAATGCCGAGCATCTCCCCTCGCCCGGTCTCTAGCCACTCCGGTCGAACTCCCAGCGCTCCAGCGAGCTTCAAAATGTGTTTCGTGCCCTGATTCCGACCCCGTTCTATCTGCGCAATCGTTGACTGAGATACTCCCGACGCCTTTGCTAGTTGTTCTTGCGACATCTCACGGGCCTCGCGGCGGTCTCGGACCCTGTCGCCAAATGTTGTGGTAACCATATTGCAATCGTAATAGGGTCTAGGATTGCTTTGGTACTTGCGTTCCAAGTACAAATGCAATAAGATGTACTTCATGAACGCACAAGCCATCATCTCCGAACTCGTGAACCGCGGCCTGACGCAGCAAGAAATCCAGCGTCGCAGCGGTGTCCATCAGTCTACCGTGTCGGCGCTGCTGACTGGTCGGCGCGGCAAAAACACGTCCTACGACATTGTCACGAAACTTCAGAAGTTGCTCGAGGAAGTGATAGCTGAGCAAAGCAAATCCATCGACGACGCCCAAAACAATCCGGGCGGGAGTTCGGAAAGAAAACTCAAACAAGCGCGCGAACGTAGCGCGATCTAAACCGAGGACGCCCAAAACGGGCGATTCACCAAAAATATTTATCGGGAGCTGGGGGCTGTAGTTCATCTGGGTTCCTTTTTATCGTTTAAGCGTCGATGAGACGCTTTTATTTAACGTGAGGCTCAAGTGTCCAGTCCAGTGTCAACTCCCGCCACTCAGTTCGAATTGCCGCTGATGTGTCGTATGAATCGCCCCCTGCGAGTCGAGCAATCTGTAGTCGAATCAATTGTTTGTGAGTCGGGGCTGATCTTGAAGGCAATCGAACTCTCGAAGTTCAAGTTTATGGAAAAGACCTACGCCGGTTACCTCGGTTTGTCGCCTAGCCAGTTCTCGAAGATCAAGAACGGTCGCGACGGCGCCGGGAAGGTTTGGCATCTGCCGATTACGACAGTTGCCCGTTTCGAGTGTTTAGTCGGACATACGTTGTTGACTCAATGGATCGAGCACCAGCGCGACATGCTCCTGGATGACGAGATGCGGGAGCTTTGGGAACTAGAACAGCGGGTCGCTCAACTGAAATTGAAAAAGGCGAAGGTGGCCGCATGACCCTGCACAAACGCAACGAACTCGAGCGCGCCCAATGGGACGCGTATCTGGCCCGTCAGGACACGTCGGTAGTCGGGCGTGTTCTGCGGTCGCCGATCACGTTCGGAATCTGTCTGGCGGCGCTGTGTGCGGTTCCCGTCGTGGCCGTGATTCTTTGTCTGGGGTGCTGAGATGAAACGTGACTTGCTGACCATGAAGACGCCGGAGCAGGCCAAGCAAATGGACATGGCTCGCAACATCGCCATGCTTAAAACCAAGCAAGCGAAGCGTCAGCAGGCGCATATGTTGTGCGCGTCGCTGGTGAGAATGATTCGGGGTAAATGAGTGCTGCGCTATCGCATCCGCAACTGGAATAAGTTTCAGCACTTCAAGGATAGAAAGCCTCCTTGGGTGAAGTTGTACAGAGACATTTTGGATGACAGAGCATGGCACCGACTCAACCCGGAAGCAGCCAAAACGCTCGTGATGTTGTGGTTGATTGCCAGCGAGAGTGACGGCTGGCTTCCGGAACTTGAAGATTTGGCGTTTCGGCTTAGGACTACTGAAAACGCCTTAGAAAACATACTGTTAGAGCTTACTGGAGGATGGTTGGAGCAAGGTGATATCAGCCTGATATCAGACGGATATCAAGATGATGCACCAGAGACAGAGGGAGAGAGAGAGGAAGAGATAGAGGGAGAGGAAGAAAAATCCCCCCCTACCCCCCCATCGCCTGACGGCGACGAGGGGTTGATTGGGAGCGACGAGCAAAAGCGGGAACTTGGCGGCACGCCAGCGGAGTACGCAGATGCAAAGCCCAAGCGGGAACGCAAGGCCGGTGTTTCGTTGAAGACATGGGTTGAAGCCTGCAAGAACGCGGGCGAAAAGCCGATTAGCGAATACAAGCCATTGCTGGAGTACGCAGAAGGCGTGAGGTTGCCGATGGATTTCATCCAGCTCTGCTGGAACGTCTTCAAGCGCGAACACCTGCAGGATGGCGTGAAGGCAGCGCGAAGACAGAAGGATTGGCGAAGACATTTTTTGAACTACGTCGAGAAGGGCTACTACAAGCTCTGGTTCTTCACGGCGGACGGGAAATGCGAACTGACTTCGGTCGGTAAGCAGGCGCAAAGATTTCACGAGAGACCTAACCGGGAAGCGGCATGACGGCAAACGACATTTCGAGAAGCGTTCCACAGGCGGTAGAGGCAGAACAGTTCGTGCTCGGCGCCCTTCTGCTGGACAACGACGCAATCGATAGAATCGGCGATCTGAAGACTGAGCATTTCTTCCGAGGCGACCATCGCGCGATCTACGGCGAGATCGTCGACATGCTGTCGAACGGCGTCGGCGTCGACGTGCTGACGGTGTACCAGCGCATGCAATCAAAGGGCAGAGCCGATGATTTCGGCGGCTTGGCCTATCTCAACTCGCTGGTGCAAAACACGGCAAGTTCCGCGAATATCGGTCGCTGGGCTAGCAGCATTCGCGATCGCGCCCAGAAGCGCGGCCTGTTGTCCGTTGCATCGGAAATCCAGGAGCAAGTCGCGGCGTCGCGTGACGAGGCCAATACGCTGATCGACTCCGCTGCTGCAAAGCTGGAAGCGCTCGCCGAAGCGCGCATCAAACGCGAGCCGAAGCTGGTCCGCGAACATATGGCTACGCACATGGCCGTTCTCGATGAGCGCATGGAAGGCAAGATGCGCGTCATCCCTACCGGCCTTCCTGACCTGGACGACGTTCTGAGCGGCGGCATCCGCCCCGGCAACGTCGTCGTTCTGGGCGCGCGCCCCTCTGTCGGCAAGACGGCATTGGGCCTCTCCGTGGCGGCGAACGTGGCGCATGACTATGGCGTCCTGGTCCTGTCGCTCGAAATGACGCAGACAGAACTGAATGACCGGCTCATCGCCATGCTGGGTCGAGTGTCGCTGGACTCAGTGCTGAAGGCGCGCGAGAGCGATTCGAAGTTCTGGAACTCGCTGACAGCCACCGCGCACAAGATCAACGAACTCTCGCTTGTAACGGACGATCAAGGCGGCGTGAACCTGCTGGACGTTCGAAACAAGACTCGAGCCGCAAAGCGAAAGTACGGCATTGACCTGTTGATTGTCGATTATCTCCAACTGATGCATGGCCGCGACGAATCGCAGACGCGTAACTACCAGCTGGAAGAAATCTCGCGCGGCATGAAAGCGCTCGCGAAGGAATTGAGCATCGGCGTTATCGAACTCGTCCAATTGAACCGGGCCGCTGACGGCGGCATGCGTTTCAAGATGAAGGACATTCGCGATTGCGGTTCCATCGAACAGGACGCCGATGTTATCGCTTTCCTGCATCGCCCGATCAAGGACAACCCCGATCTAGGTTCCGACTTCGCAAACTTCGCGTGGCTCCAGGTTGAGAAGAATCGCCAAGGTGCTTGCCGGGATATCGCCCTTTTCTATCAAGGCGACCAGACGCGGTTCGATTCGTGGTCGGGGCGTTGGCCCGAATCATCCGCGCCGTCGCGTCGCCGCTCGAAACTGGAGGACTGACCATGTTCAAGAATGACATGCACAAGCTGTATGCCGCAGCCGAAAAGATCACTGACAAGTGGGGTGTGCTGCGGTTTGTCTATCAACAGGAATACGCAAGGATCATCGCAGCGAGCGCTGAGAACATCCGCGGGCGCGTCGATCCCTATTTCGTGAACTGGATGAAGGACGCTTCGCCGATCGAAATCCGCGCATGGGGCGATATTCGCGGGCGCTGCACGCCGATGTATCCGCAGTTCCCTCTGTTCAACTACTTCATCGACTTCGCCAATCCGTACCTGAAGGTCGGCATCGAGTTGGACGGTAAGCAATGGCACGACGCGGAAAAGGATCGCGAGCGCGACGAGTTCCTTGTTTCGGTTGGTTGGCATATCTATCGCATCACCGGCTCGGAAGCTAACAAGACCGTCGACCTCCCGCACTATCCGGACGAGTATGACTATGACGAAGAGAAGCGCGAGGCCATCTACGAAGACTACTTCATGAACTCGTGTGAAGGCATCACCCGCGCAATCGACATCATTTACTTCGAAGGACACAACCCGCTCAAATCGCTGGACGTGTGCTATCGGACGCTTGACAAGCACAGATTGGCCGACTTCGAGATTGGTCCTGAGTCGGCGCTGAACGAGTGGGCCTACGAAAACCACATGAAGCGGATATTCGAATCGATGATGTTCAAAAACCATCCTGAACTCGTTGCTGCGGCAAAGCGCGAGTTGGACGAAACGGATGAGAGCTGGCTCAAATGACCGAATCCGAAGCAAAAGACGTCGCCGAAGAACTCGCCGACTTGTCGCTAGACGCCAGACGCGCATATCTAGCCGATCTGGCAAAGACAGATGAAGCAGCAGTAGAGCAGATCAAGCAGGCGCTTCTGGCGCTGTGGGCTGAGAGAACGTAAGAGAGACGAGAAAATGGAAATGGTTGCAAACAGAGCGGTGAGGACTGCTTACAAGGATTACGAGGCGTTCATCGCGAGCAAGCAGTTCGCCGACGTGCCGACGGGTTTCGATTGCGCCGTGCCGGTTGGCCCGCTGTTCGACTTTCAGGCCGCCTGCGTCCAGTGGGCACTGAAGCGTGGTCGCGCTGCGCTGTTCGAGGATACGGGGCTCGGCAAGACGGTCCAGCAGGTGACGTGGGCGAACGAGGTCTGCAAGCACACGGGTGGCAACGTCATCATCGCGGCGCCGCTTTGTGTGGCGCAACAGACCATCGAGGAAGCGGAAAAGATCGGCGTCGAGATCAAGTATTGCCGGCACGATTCGGAAGTGGTCGACGGCATCACGATCACGAACTACGAAATGCTTGACCAGTTCGATCTGGAATCGTTCGTCGGTGTCGTGCTGGACGAGTCGAGCGTTATCAAGTCCGTCAACGGAAAGACGCGTCAGTTCATCACGGATGCCTTCCGCCGCACGCCATACAAGCTTTCCTGCACTGCAACGCCCAGCCCGAATGACTGGATGGAGCTCGGCAACCAGGCGGAGTTCCTTGGCGTCATGACGGCCGTCGAAATGCTGTCGACGTTCTTTACGCACGACGGCGGCGACACGGGCAAGTGGCGCTTGAAGGGTCACGGCAAGGTCAAGTTTTGGGAATGGATGGCAACGTGGGCGATCTGCATTCGCAGCCCTGCCGATCTTGGCTTCGATGGCTCGGCCTACGTTCTGCCGGGGCTGAATCTGCATGAGCACGTTGTCTCGGGTGGCGAACTGCTTGACGGGCATCTGTTCCCGGTCGTCGCTCAATCGCTCTCAGAACGTCGCCAAGCGAAGAAAGCCAGCATCGATTCGCGCCTTGAACTGTCCGCGCGCCTCGCTAACGAGCACGACGGCTCGGTGATCGTCTGGTGCCACCTGAATGAGGAATCGGAACGTCTGACGAAGATGATTCGCGGCGCAGTGGAGGTGACGGGTTCCATGACGGCGGAGCAGAAGACCGAAAACATCATGGCTTTCACGCACGGCACGGCTCGCGTGCTGGTTAGCAAGCCTTCGATCTGCGGCGCCGGCATGAACTGGCAGCACTGCAACCAGATGATTTTCGCTGGCATGAATGACAGCTTCGAAGAGTTCTATCAAGCCGTCCGCCGCTGCTATCGGTTCGGACAGAAACGGGAAGTCAATGCCCACATCATCACCGCCGATACCGAAGGCGCAGTGAAAGACAACATCAAGCGCAAGCAGGACCAAGCAAACGCCATGGCCGGTGAAATGGTCGGTTACATGCGCGACCTCACGAAGCAACAAATTCAAGGCGCGTCGAGCGGAACCGAAGCCTATCGCCCGGCGATGCCTATCACGATCCCTGCATGGGTCATCAAGAACGTGGAGAAAAACTAATGAACGTCATCAATCAGGAAATTCACGACCGCTTTTCGATCTACAACGCCGATTGCGTCGACCTGGCAAGATCGCTGCCGGATAACTCGGTCGATTTTTCGGTCTACAGCCCGCCGTTCGAATCGCTGTTCGTGTTCAGCAACTCTGAGCGCGACATGGGCAACAACGCATCGAGCGCGGATTTCTGGACGCACTACCGATTCTTGATCGCGGAGCACATTCGCATCATGAAGCCCGGTCGCCTTATTGCGATCCACTGCATGAACCTTCCGTCGAGCAAGGCGCGCGACGGTTTCATTGGCATCAAGGACTTCCGCGGCGAGATCATCCGGGCACACCAGGACGCCGGCTTTATCTATCACTCGGAAGTGTGCATCTGGAAAGACCCCGTGGTTGCGATGCAACGCACGAAGGCCCTCGGCCTTCTCTATAAGCAACTCCGCAAGGATTCGGCCATGAGCCGCCAGGGCATCGCCGACTATCTGGTCGTGATGCGCAAGCCGGGCGATAACCCTGAGCCTGTCGAGCACACAGCCGAAGGTTTCCCGGTTGACCGCTGGCAGCAGTACGCATCGCCCGTGTGGATGGACATTCAGCAGAGCAAGACGCTCCAGTACATGAGCGCACGCGACAACGACGACGAGCGGCACATATCACCCCTCCAGCTGGAAGTGATCGAGCGCGCCATCGATCTGTGGACGAACCCGAATGATCTGGTCTACACGCCGTTTCTAGGGATCGGAAGCGAAGTCTACGTCGCTTTGAAGATGGGCCGGCGCGGTATCGGCTCGGAGCTCAAGACCAGCTATTTCAAATTGGCCGTCGAGAACTGCAAGAGCGCCGTTGTCGACAACCAATCGGATCTTTTCGGAGCTGCAGCTTGAGACGCATTGCCCGAGTAGACGGAAACCAGGCCGACATCGTGTCGGCCCTCCGCAAGATCGGCGCAAGCGTCAGCCCGACTCACACGATCGGCGGCGGATTCCCCGATCTCGTCGTCGGGTTCCGCAGGCGCTCTGTGTTGTTCGAAGTGAAAGACCCGAAGCAGCCGCCGAGCAAACGAAAGCTCACTGACGACGAAGCGATCTGGTTTGGGAATTGGAAAGGCGAAGCATACGTGATCGAAACCGCAGAGGAAGCGATCGCAATTCTGATGAAGGGGGAATGACATGCCAGCAAGCAAAAAATCTGGAAGAAAGTACGACCCGAACAAATCCGCCCGTCGCATCGTCTCATGGGCGGAACGCAAGGTCGGAGAACGCCCGATCAACGCCGCCGCCCAGCGCGACATCGGTATTGCCGCACACATCGCTTTCGAGCGTTTGCGCAATGGCGGCGACAAGGAATCTCTGTTCATCCTCGCCACGACGTTCGACGTCGCTCACGAATTGGCCGTCAAAGGCTGTGGCGTGGATTATCTCGCCGAGATCAAAGGCGGCATGGCGGCATTGGTCCGGGCGAAGAAGGCCGCGAATCTGACCGGCAAATGGATCGTCACTGGCGATGACGCGGAGATGGTCCGGACGACGCTGGAAATTCACGATGCACAGCTTGAGGCTGCCGCCCGCGCTGTCGTCGTCAAGGCGCTAAAGGATGTGATGGACCGGGTTGCAACGGGATCGCAAGAGACTGAGTTTGAAACTTTGATGCTGGAGGCAGCTTAAATGGCCAGGCACCACACAAAGATTCCGGAACTGTTGGCGCTTATTCGCGAGCATGGTCCTGTGTCGCCGAATCGACTCACGGAGCTGACGGGCGATTTTCGACAGTCCATCGATAAGTACATCCGCCAGGCTCACGAAGATGAACTGATTCACGTCGCCGCATTCGAGCCAAGTCCTCTTGGCGGAAATCGCACCGTGAAGCTGTACGCCATTGGCGCGGGGAAAGATGCGCAGCGTCCGTATGTGCATCAGAAGCATCAGAAGCGTGCCGCCGAAAAACGCAAGCAGGAGCCGGTCAAGCTCACTGCGGAGCCCGCTAAAACTATCACCATCGTCATCAGCGAGCATATCGCCGTCGAACCCAAAAGCGGCGAATGGTCGCCGGAGGAAGATTCTATCCTTCTCGAGATCTATTCGAACCAGCGCGCCGTAAAACATCAGTTGAGCCGACTTCCGGGGCGGTCTTATCCGGCAGTCAAGGCGCGCGCCGCACGGCTGAAATTCGATCACAAGAAGCCGATAACTGACGGTTCGCTGTCGTGGATCAAGCCGGCGATCATCGCCGCACTATCGAAAAGCGGATCGATGACCGTTGCCGACCTCGAACGAGTTACGGGTGCGACGCGAGCCGGCATGAAGCCCGTTATAAGGCGATGGCGTGGAGTCGATTGGCATATCGCTGGATGGGAGCGCGTCGGGGTACATGGATGGATTCCGATGTGGGCTTTGGGAAATGAAATGGATGAGCCGAAGCCTCAACCAAAGAGCATGACTCAGGCTTGCCGGGAATGGCGCCAACGCCAGCGCATCGCTCAAGGGCGCATGAACCCCTTCGCGTCTATCGCCGGATTGGTGAGCATTCCAGAAGGTCAACGAGGCCGTGTTTTCCAGCAATCTATGTCTATCGAAGACGATGAATTGGAGTGTGTCGCATGAGCCCCGAATACACCAACCTCACTCCGCAACAGGTAGGCCGCGCTGCTGCAAATCTCAACATAAGCGGCACTCCCGAAGCGCTCATGGAGCTGTGCGTGTGGGCGCAACGCTCCGCCGACCAGGCCAAGCGCGATGCAGCGATGGACAGGATGGTTGCGGATGCGGAAGAGCTTGGTCTTTATAACGAACCGGAGAAAGCAGCGTGAAGAAACTGATTCTCAAGAAACTGTTGCGGGTTCATTCCAATGCCTGCTCGACGCCCTACTATCACCTGCACGGCTACATGCTGCGCGATTGGGTGATGGGCTATCGAAGCCCTGATCGGAACATGGATAACCCGATGTGGAAGTCGGGTTTCAAGCCGAAGTCGTCGGCGATCTACCGTCGGGTATGCCGAAACCTCGCCATCCGCGCTCACACGATCCTGCGCAGCGACAACGACCGTCACTTGCACGATCACCCGTCGTGGTCGCTGTCAATCGTGCTGGAGGGTGGCTACTGGGAGGTATGCGAGCCGACGGAATGGGCTGAGCGTTTCGGCGCGACCTACCGTCGAATCGTTGACGGACTGGACCGGGGAATGATCGACAAAGAAGACCGTTACGAACTCGATTATGTCGCACGGTTCGGCATTTACTGGCGCGGCCCTGGCGCAATCGTCCTGCGTCGCGCTACCGACTTCCATCGCCTGATCCTGCCGCGTGGCACGGTCGCAAAATCGATCTTCGCCATGGGCAAGAAATCGAATAGCTGGGGATTCCTGACGCCGAACGGAAAAGTCTACTGGCGCACATATCTCGGACTCGACAAGGGGCAGGCATGAAACCACAAATCATCGCCCTGGTGGGCAACGCAGGCGCAGGCAAGTCAACCGTCGCCGATTACTTGATCGAGTCGCATGGATATCACCGCGTGAAGTTCGCCGGTCCGCTGAAGAGCATGCTGCGCGCCATCGGACTCGACGACGAGGAAATCGAAGGTTCTCGCAAAGAACAGCCCTGCGATCTGCTGTGCGGCAAGACGCCCCGTCACGCAATGGTAACGCTCGGAACGGAATGGGGTCGCGATTTGATCGGGCCTGAGTTCTGGACGGGACTATGGGAAGAGGAAGTCTGCGCGCACCTGAATAGCGGACTCAATGTGGTTGTCGACGATTGCAGATTCCCGAACGAGTTGGCGGCGGTCAAGCGACGTCGCGGTGAGGCGTGGCATATCGTGCGGCCGGCGCATGGTGGATCGTCGCTTCCCAGTCACAGATCGGAGGGCGCGTTGAGCGAGTATTACGGCGACATGCGGACCATCGCAAACATAGGGCGGATTGAGGATTTGCATACCAAGGTTCGGCAGATCATGGAACTGGCGGAGGCGCTGTGACTGAAGAAGGCGAAATCAACATCTTCGGCCCGTTGAACTGGATCAGAGACAACGCCGAGGAGATGGCGCAAGCCAAGGCCGATCGCGTCCAGCTTGAGGAGTTCCGCAAGTCGAAGAAAGCGCTGTTGATGCGCGATGCGGAATTGAAGGGGCACAAGTCGGCCGTTTCGCAGGAACGCGAAGCGTACGCCCATCCCGAATACGTCGCCCTTCTCGACTCGCTGAAAGAGGCTGTAGAGCGCGAGGAACGGATGCGCTGGTTGATGGTGGCGGCGCAACTCAAGATCGAGGTGTGGCGCTCGCTGGAGTCCAGCCGACGCATCGAGGCGAAAACTCTATGAAGCGCTCACCAATGCAACGGAAAACCCCACTCCAGCGCAAGCCCTGGAAGTCCAGCGTAACCGACCAGCCCGACTGGCGATCAGAGTTGAGGTCGGGAGGGATTAAGCGTAAGGGTCGCCCCGCTGCGAACAAGGCTGAGAAGGCGCATATGACGGCGACGGCGGCGCTGACTTGTGTTGTGTGCCGCAACGAGGGATTGGGCGAGTCGCCGGCCGAACTGCATCACCCGCGGTTCCTGGCTGGCGGCGGGCAGCGCTCTAGTCATATGGACGTGATCCCGCTGTGCGCCTTGCACCATCGCCTCGGTTCATGGGGAACTGCGTACCACGCGGGCCCGGAAGAGTTTGAACGGCGGTACGGCACAGAAGCCGATTTGCTTGCGCAGACGAAGCGCGAGCTTGGGATTGAGGAACAAGAAACGGAGGTCGCCGCGTGACGGCCTACTACAACGAAATCGACCCGTATGCCGCTCAATGGCTGCGGAACCTGATAAAGGCCGGTCACATTGTCGCCGGCGACGTAGATGAACGGAGTATTGAGGATGTCCGACCTGACGACTTGCGAGGCTACACCCAATGTCATTTCTTCGCCGGCATTGGAGTCTGGTCATACGCGCTTCGCCGAGCCGGATGGGCTGACGATCGACCTGTTTGGACCGGTTCCTGCCCGTGCCAACCTTTCAGCCAGGCAGGCCAAGGAGCTGGGTTTGCTGACGAGCGGCACCTATGGCCCGCCTTCCACTGGCTCATCGAGCAGTGCCGCCCTCCAGTACTTTTTGGCGAACAGGTTGCAAGCAAGGCTGTCGGTCCTTGGCTCGACGTTGTTCAAACTGACCTGGAAGGATTGGGTTTTGCCGTCGGGGCGGTCGCTTTCCCGTCTGCGGGCGTCGGTGCTCCACACATCAGGGAAAGAATCTACTGGTTGGCCGACGCCGCAGGCTTCGGACTCGACGGGCGGAGGTCAGGCGAAACGCGCAATGGGCGAGACACGGCACGGGTCGAATCTGAACGACTTCGCTCTTTTGGCTTCGACGCACTGTGGCGCCCCGAGTACGAAGCCCATGAGACTAACGGCTTTTGGAAACATGCTGACTGGCTGCGCTGCCGGGACGAAAAGTGGCGGCCAGTTGAACCCGGCACATTCCCGCTGGCTGATGGGGCTCCCGCGCGAGTGGGACGACTGCGCGCCTACGGCAACGCGGTCAATGCGGAAGCGGCGACAACGTTCATAGAAGTATCAATGGAAACTTTGGAGGCAGCATGATCGACATCGACGCACTCGAAACGCTGGTAAAGACGGTTACCAGTGGCGCCGCAGCACAAAAGAGCGCAGACCCAGTGATTCGCAACATGGGGAGGCTCGAATTTGACGACGCCTGCAAGCAGTATCTGCGCGCCACCAACCCCGCCGCAATCCTCGCCCTTATCGCCGAGGTGCGGGCGTTGCGGGAGGATGCCGAGCGCTATCGGTGGGCGATCGCATACGAGGACAACGCCGAAATGCTTCTGGCCGCCGTGATGAACAATGCGCCGGACAAGAAAGCGATATCGGCAGAGATCGACGCAGAGCGAGCCAAGGAGAAAGCATGACCAACATCATTAATCGAGTCGCAGCATTCGTTTCCGACCCGCTCAACGTACTGATTTTCTTCTTTCTTTGGGTCGGCGTCGCGCTGGTCGGGACCGATGGCTATTGGGATACCAAGGGGCTCATCGTGGCACTGATGGCGATACCGGCGTTCCTCGGCTACAAGATCGGGAGGCGCAAATGATCTTCTTCGCTGGCCTCGCAACGGGATTCCTTCTCGGCGGGATAGCGTTCGGGATATTCGCCCTACTCCTCCTCGTGCACAAGAGGGCGCCCGGCATCACCATGAACGCACGCAAGCCAGTAGACGTCCCATGCCAAGAGCGAAAGTATCGCGGGAAAGAAACAACGGTTGTGGTGCCTTCGTGGGAGAGGGAGGAAGTCGGCGGGATCGATTATCGCTTCATGGGCGTGGGTAACGAAGAAGTCTGAGAGTGTTGTTCTGGCGCGCATATACAGGATTGCAACGCAGAGGAGGGTTGCTTAAAAGAAGTGCAGAAGTGCGACATGTTTCCGTATCAAGCACTCCACAACAAGAGAGGAGTGCTTAAATTTATGGTAGTATGTTGACAGTTCAATTCGAGGGGCGTATATGGGCAAGCAGTGGTTGTCGATGAGTCAAGAGGAAGTGAAATCATTCTTCGAATACGACCCCGCGATTGGGAAATTGCGGTGGATATTTCATCCCGACATGGGCGTTGCATGGAATGGTAGGAACGTTGGGAAGGTAGCCGGGTCTGAGGACAAGAGGGGCTATCGCCAGATTGGCGTTAAAGGTACCAAGTACCTCGCGCATCGCCTCACATGGATCTACTTCAACGGCGACATACCGGAAGGTCTAGACATAGACCATATCAACCGAACTCCATCTGATAACCGCATCGAAAATCTTAGGGTGGCGACTCGGAAGGAGAACATCCAGAACACCAAGCCGCGAACCGTGGCCAATCCGAGCGGCTATCGAGGCGTCCTTTGGATCGAGCAATGCCAACGGTGGCGTGCGTCGATCCAAGTTAATGGGAAGCGAAAGTATCTCGGTCATTACAAGACCGCAGAGGAAGCCGCCGCTGCGTACGAGAAAGCGGATCAAGACCTTGGCGGAGGCTTCCAATCCCGCTTTGACGTGAAAGACGCGGCCTAATCAAAATCACAACGGGGTTAGCGATGGACTTTGAGAATCTTGATGAACGCCTGAACAACTGGAGCAAAGTAGTCCGCTCTCCCCGCTTCCAATCCGGCGAGTGCGCGGCTTGGGCAAAGTGGTATGTGGCGCTAAGAGATTCTGGCAAGCCCACGGATGCCCCGCCCATGACGAAAGATGAATGGGACGGGTGGCTTGTCGAGAAAGCATGGACGATGCTGCCCAACCATATTTCGAAGTGGACCCTGAAGTACTCGTACGTGTGGAACATGTCGCCCGAGCAAGTTCAAACCAGGATGCGCAAGACGCACAACGCAAATCTTCGGGGCGCGAAGTTCGATGTGGTGATGGCGAGGGCGAAGTCGGACCTTCGGAAGAACATCGCTTCACTGACAGCCAAAAAAATCTTGAATTTCGTAGCAAAAGATGCTTGTAAACCTGAAACGTGTGATTTATAATCGGCTCCAGATTACTGAATTCGGCCTCGCGCCTGAGCTTACCCTCGCGGAATGCGAGGCGTAGGCGTCACTAAAGAACCCGCCCCAGCTAAACGCTCGGCGGGTTTTTCCATTTACATCGCCGGTCCTCGTAATGCGATTCCCTGCCCCTCTTCGATCCCGCGATTACGGGAACCCGGAGGATATTGTCGCTGCTCGGCAAGCAGAAGCGGCGAATAAGGCAAGGCGCGCGGCAGAGGCTGCGGCTAATGCGCCGGTAGCCAAGCGCCCTACTCTGACGCTCAAGCGCGACTCCAAGGCCGATAAGGTCAAGCGCTGGAGCGTTGCGCGAGAGGCTGCCGAAGCACTTTTTGATTTCCCGCCGCGACCCATTCTGGAGTCGTGATTCCCTGCCGGTGTGCAATGCACCTCTGCCGGGAGAGAAGCCCCGGAAGAATTTTGAGGTCACCATGCAGCATGAGATTAAAGTCAATGTCGGCTTTGACGCCGATGGCTTCGAGAAAGCTGTTCAGGGTTACCTGATGGAGTTGGTGGAAAGTGGAGCCGCTAGATACGACCAGGAGACTTACGATCTGATCGTGGCGCGCGCCGAAGCAATGGTCGGTGATTTCGTCAAGACGGAAACCGTCACAGTTACATTCGTATGAACGCCCAGCAAGTAATAGACAGCATCGAGAGCGACATTTCGCGCGTCCGGAATCTGGATGCGGCGCTTTTGGCGTCCTTGATTGCGCGACTCGATGAACTCAGAAAGGCCGTCAAATGGGACTGAATCCGGTTGCTGCATGGTGGCTATGGTGGTCAACGGCGCTCTTAGGCGCTTCCAAGGTATGCATGGACATTGCCGAGCAGGTAGAGAGCGATGACGACTGACGGATTCCCGCCGTCAGTGCAGGTCGGCTGCACAGTGTGATACGGACGGCGGTTTCCCGAATAGCCTCACCTGTACGAATTTCGGGCTTTCACTTCTGCCGGTGATGCGTCACAACCCTAAGGGGCGGCAGACGTGAGAGCCAAAGGCGCGCATAGATATGCCGGGAGACAGACCGGAGCGCCGCTCCCAACGAGGAAAGCTCCGGTACACACGCCGGCGAGCTGGTGCAAAGCCAGCGCCTTCATGATTGACCGAGCCGGGTTCGAGCCCCGGGCGCAAACCGCAGCGCGGCTAGCGATCGCTCGGAGATCCTCGGTCATCCATGAGGGTGACAAGCCGCAATCGACCATTGATGCGCCAACCGGGGCCCAAATTCCAGGGTCGAGCGCATTGCCGCATGTGATGTGGCTCACTAGATTGCGCCGCCGCTATAAGCAAACGCAACGAACCGCGAACGCTTGCGGACTCCCTCGCCCAACATCCCCTCGTCACTTCACGACGATTTGCCCGCCGCGTGCGGGCGTTTTCTATTCTAGGTATCCGATGGCGACGCGGAAGACAGTCAAGGCTGAACCTGCGGAACGCACGGAGATCTGCAAAGAATGCCGGTTCTCGCATTTCAAGAAGAACGATGGGTTGCGCTGCAGGCGCTTCCCGCCAGTGTTTGTGTATGACTACGCGACCGGCACATCGACGGCGCAATGGCCGGAGGTCGATGCCGATGCGCATTGTGGCGAATTCAAACCAACACTAAGTTCGTAAAGGGGAAACCGTGGCACGACAATACGATCAGCGATTGCGCGAGTTTGCCGATGCCAGGGAGATTTCCTTTCTCGACGCGCTGAATGAGCACGGCAAGCCGTCGGCCGCGGCTAAGGCGCTTGGGCTGCATCACAGTGTCGTGATCCGCGCTCTGGACAATCTGGAGCGTCGGGCGGCGAAGATGGGGTTTAGCCCATCGCACGATATGAATCACGTTGTGCCCGCTGGGTATCGCGTTAAGGGTGTGTCGACCTACTATGACGACGAGGGAAAGCCTCGCGGTCAGTGGGTAAAGTCAGTTGAGGACAGCGACGCGCGAGAGCGCATCTTGCGTGAATTCGCTGCAGAGCTGGCTGAAGGCGTTACCGGGCTGGCGCCGATTACGCCGCCGCCCGCTCATGTCGTCGCTGATTTGCTCTGCGTCTATCCGCAAGGCGACCCGCACGTCGGCCTGCATAGCTGGTGGGCGGAAGCGGGAGAAGATTTCGACCTGAAAATTGCTGAGCGCTTGATGTGCGCCGCAGTAGATCGCCTTGTGGCAACCGCGCCGGCCGCAGAAACAGCCCTTCTCCTGAATTTGGGAGATATGTTCCACGCAGACAATCAGCGCAACGAAAGCCAGTCAGGCCATAAACTCGATGTAGACGGACGCTGGGCGAAAGTCCAGCAAGTCGGACTGCGCGCCATGCTGCACTGTGTACGTCGCCTGCTTGAAAAGCACCAACGCGTGATTCTCCGTATCAACCGCGGCAATCACGACGGCCATTCCGCGTACGCGCTGGCCCTGATGATTTCGTGCTACTTCCACGATGAGCCGCGCGTTGAAGTCGACCTATCGCCCGCTGTCGCATGGTATTTCCAGTTCGGTAAGGTGCTGATCGGCTCGACTCACGGCGACACGCTCAAAGGCCCGGACATGCTGCCCATCATGGCGGCCGACGAGCCCGAGAAGTGGGGCGAGACGAAGCACCGCTACTGGTATGTAGGTCACGTCCACCACCAGGACGTCAAAGAGTACCGCGGTGGCGTTGTGGAGTACTTCCGCACGCTCGCTGCTCGAGATGCGTGGCATGCCGGCCAAGGCTATCGCGCTGGCCGGGATATGCGCCTGATCGTGCATCACCGCGAGCACGGCGAGGTGGAAAGACACCGTTGCGACGTCGGTATGTTAGAGGCGGCGTAGTACAATTGCAGGGCACGGCTAGGCTTAGCGGCCGAAAGCCCCTTGAACAAGGGTTGCCGTGCCATCTCTCGTTCGATAATCCTCTGTTCAAGGATTGCAATATGAAGACCATCCGCCGCAAAGAGGCGAAGGCCCTTGGGCTGACCCGCTATTTCACTGGCAAGCCATGTAAGCATGGCCATATCGACGAAAGATTCGCCAGCGATGGGCAGTGCGCCACGTGCAAGACAAAGTCTCGCGATGCTTGGTACGAGAACAACAAAGAGCGTGCGCGAGCAAAGAATATCCTGTGGCACAAGAATAACCCCGATGCAAAGCGGTTGAGAAATGCCGCTTGGGCATCCCGCAATCGGGAACAAGTGCGCGCCAGCATTAAAGCGCATTACTTGGCGAATCCCGAAAAATATGCTGAGTATCGGGCGAATTGGCTGCAAGCCAACCCGGGGAAGATGGCGCCTTTCAGGAAGAAGTGGAAAGCCGCGAATCCGCACAAGATCGCCGCCGACGTGGCGAAACGTGGTGCGACCAAGCTGCGCGCCACGCCGGCATGGGCTGATCACAAGGCAATCGAACAGTATTACCTCATCGCGGGATTCCTGACCTCCGAGTTGGGAATTTCATTCGAAGTCGATCACGTGGTTCCATTACGCAGCAAGGTCGTGAGCGGGCTGCACGCCCACACGAATATGTCTATCTCGTTAGCGTCGTGGAATCGGTCAAAGTCGAATCGTTGGTGGCCGAACATGCCTGAGCCCGAGATCGAACGTCATCGCGCCGACATCGGAATGCTGGAGCCAGCATGACTCCCGCCACCATCCACACCCTAATAGCCGCATACCTCGCAATTCTGCTGGCGGTGGCGGTGATTCCGCCGAGAGGCGGTTAAGGCAATGATGAATCTCTTTCGTCGACTCCGCGTCTGGTGGAGCGACTTATCCTATCCCGCCGAGACGCAGGAGTGGATAGATGACTTCCTCGGCGTCTATACGGCCAGTGGTGGCCCAAGTCCGATGGACAGGCGCCGCGACGGCGAGACGATGCGGGAATATCGGGCGCGGTTTGTGGAGTGGCTGACTGCTCCGCGCACGTATCCGAATTGGGCGAGTGATCAGCCGATCACGCCCAGCAATCGCAGAATCTGCTCACAGTTGCGCCGGTAGGCTGCAACCATAGTTCGCCCGTGTTCGTCGTCGCCCAGATGTAGCGGATCGGACATTTCGTCATAGAACGCAGTAACGGCGCCGCGCAGCGTTTCGGTTTCGGCGTAGGAAAGCTGCTGGCCGTTGATGGTTATCGTGTTGGGCAGCATGGGCGTCCTGTTGATGATTTCGCAGATGCGGGCAAGATCCTGATCGAACTCGGCGACGGTGATTAGGCGGTTTCCAGTCATTATTCGCTCGTTTTCATACGCATGACTTCAGCGGCGGACGCCAGTTCCTCGAGCGCGAACTGCTCCGGGTAGGTCAACAGGACTTCTGTCACCTTTCCGTCAATCTCGCGCGTGCCGGCCATCAGGTAACGCAACCGGCGTTCGCTGATGCCAATGCGGTTAGCGATCCACTGCTGAGACTTGTCGATGCGCTGGACTAGATTGCGCACCGTATCAGGATGCGGGGCGTGCAGGTTGGCGTTTGGTGTGCTCATAGCTTGCGGTAGATGATCGCCTCAGGGTACGAGTTGCGGAGGCAGCGCACAGCGCTCTCGACGTCTCGCGGCTTGTTGGAATCGACGGTGATGGTGCAAACCAATTGACCGTTGAGGAAGGCGCCGTAGGTAATCATGACGCGCTCCGATTAATAGCCGAGCCAGTCACGAACAGCCTGAATCGTCGGCTCAATCGTTTCAATCTCGCCGAACGCAACGCCATCCTTGCAGTAAACGGCTTCAGCGACGATCTTGCCGTCGCGGCCTACGTGGGCGTTGATGCTGTGCTTTGCGATGTAGGCGACGAGTTGTTGAGCGTTCATTTTCTTTCTCCGGGTTCGCCTTCTGCAAGTGCAGTGGCATGAATAGGATTATAGGCACGACGTACCGGATTGCAATCACTTTATACGGCACGGATAGAAATTTAACCCTGCATCTGCGGAAACTCCCCCATGAATGAGGTGTTGGCATGGCCCTGTGCGGAGCTAAAGGCCGCAACGGTCAACCATGTAAGCGCCACGCCTCGGTAGGAGCCAAGCGCTGCAAGTTGCACGGCGGCAACAACAAACCAGCAAAGAAAGGTAACAAGTACGCCGCGAAACCCGGTGGTCTTTACAGCGCGTACCTGACGCCCGAAGAAACCAAGATCGCGGCAGCTCTCACGCTCGGCTCGGTCGACGAAGAGATCCGTCTGACCCGTATTCGTCTGATGCGCGCCCTGAAGCTTGAGGAAGAACGCGCTGACACCGCTGAACTGGACAGCGAAGTCGAGAGGGATGGTGCTGAGAACGTCTCGGCCAAATACGAACGACATTCGAAAGTCCGCGATTACGCTGGCCTGATTGATCGCTTGACAGCGCGCATTGCGATGCTCGAGAAGACGCGTGCCGAACTGAACAAAGATGCTCCGGACGGCGGCGAAGATGACCTGATGCGAGATGACACGGTCATCCTGAAACCTGATGAACCGATCCCTGAGAAACCCATCGTCTAACGTCAATCTGACGCCGAAACAGGCGAACATCTTTGCGTGGGGTTTCCAGCCTGAGGCTCGTTTCCGCGATGCCGTATGCGGTCGACGCTTCGGCAAGACGTTTCTCGGTGCCAAAGAGATGCGCCGGGCGGCCAAGCTGGCTGCCAAATGGGGCGTGTCGACTGACGACGAGATCTGGTACGCGGCTCCGACGTTCAAGCAGGCAAAGCGCGTTTTCTGGCGCCGGCTGAAAAAAGCGATTCCGCCGAACTGGCGCTTTGGCAAGCCGAACGAGACGGAATGCAGCATCACGCTCAAGACCGGGCATGTGATGCGAATTGTCGGGCTGGATGCTTACGACAATCTGCGCGGTTCCGGTCTGTTCTTCGTGCTGGTCGACGAGTGGGCGGATTGCCCATATGAGGCGTGGGAAGAAGTCCTGCGCCCGATGCTTTCGACCTGTCGCTACTACGTTGATGGCGTCGAGCGCCGCGGCGGCCATGCTTTACGGATCGGCACGCCGAAGGGATTCAATCATTGCTACGACACCTATCTGGCTGGCCAGGATGGCCGCGAGCCGGATCACAAAAGCTGGCTGTACACATCGGTTCAGGGCGGCAACGTCCCGGTAGAGGAAATCGAAGCGGCGCGTCGCAGCATGGACCCGCGCACGTACCGGCAAGAGTACGAAGCCAGCTTTGAGAATTACCAGGGCGTCATTTACTACTGCTTTGATCGTCGGGCGAATCACACTGACGAGACGATCCAAGCTGGCGACGAGCTGCATATTGGCATGGACTTTAACGTCGCCCACATGAGCGGCATCGTTTTTGTCATTCGTGACGGCGAGCCGCGGGCGGTAGACGAGATGGTCGACGTGTTCGATACGCCGGCCATCATTGAAAAGATCAACGAGCGCTACGCCGGCCACAAGATCACGGTCTATCCGGACGCGTCTGGCGACAACCGAAAAACCAGCAATGCCAGCGAGTCAGATATTGCATTGCTGAAGAAGGGCGGCTTTAAGGTGGTTGTGAATTCAGCCAATCCCGCCGTCAAGGACCGCATCAACAGCAAAAACGCGATGCTTTGCAACACGTATGGCGACCGACGTTTGCTGGTGAACACGAAGAAATGCCCGAAATACACGCAGGCGCTCGAGCGTCAGGTGTGGGACGAGAAGAGTCAGCCAGATAAGACGGCTGGATTCGATCACCCGAACGACGCAGGCGGCTACTTCATCGTGAAGACCTACCCGATCGTCAAGCGCACCACCACCGTAACCAGTTTCAACGCATAAGCCAACCGCATGACATCCACCGTCCGAGACACAACGCCCGCAGTAGATGCGATGACCGAGGATGATGCGGTCATTGCCGCGCTGTTGGGCGGGACGACCGCCATGCGCAAGGCTGGCAAGACGTATCTGCCGCAGTGGCCCAACGAGACAGACTCTGCCTATAAGGCTAGGTGCGCCGCAGCCACGCTGTTTCCTGCTTATGCGCGGACGACGGAGGTTCTGACCGGAAAGCCCTTCTCGAAGCCCCTTACGTTCGCAGATGACGTTCCGGAGCAGATCAAGGAGTGGTGCGAGAACATCGATCTGCAGGGGCACAACCTGCACGCGTTCGGCGCGGCGGTATGTAAGCACGCGATCGACTACGGGCTGTGCGGCATCCTTGCCGACTTCCCACCTACTCGCGGTCGCTTGAAGACGAGAGCCGACGAAGCTGCAGCGGGCGTCCGACCTTACCTCGTCCATATCCACAAGCAGAATATTCTGGGCTGGCGGGCGCAGCGAATCAACGGCGTTCTGACACTCACCCAGTTGCGCTTTCTGGAGTCGGTCACCGAGCCAGATGGTCCTTTCGCCGAGACGACGATTGACCAGGTGCGCGTTCTCTACCCCGGCAAGTGGGAAGTGTGGCGAGAGAGCGACCAGGTAGACGCGGACGGAAAGAAGATCTGGGTGATTCACGACAAGGGCTCGACGACTCTCAAGAAAATTCCGTTCGTGCCGGTCTACGGCAAGCGGACTGGTTTCATGCAGGGTACGGCGCCCTTGGTCGAACTGGCGCACATGAATGTCGAGCACTGGCAGAGCAAATCTGACCAGCAGACGATTCTGCACATCGCTCGCATCCCGCTGCTGTTCGGCAAGAATCTCGACGGCGCTGAAATCACCGTAGGGACATCATCGGCCATCGTTGCGGACGGTGAGAATGCCGATCTTCGCTATGTCGAGCACTCGGGCAAGGCGATCGAGGCCGGTCGCCAGTCGCTGAAGGACCTCGAAGACGGTATGCGTCAGGTCGGTGCAGAGCTGCTCGTTATCAAGCCGGGCAATACCACGATCGTCCAGACACAGGCCGATAACGAAGCCGGTATGTGCGTGCTTCAGCGCATCGCACAGGATCTGGAAGACGCGCTGGACGAAGCATTGCAGCTCGTCGCGGAATGGGTCCGGTTGCCAGAAGGCGGGCACGTCACCGTGTTCAAGGACTTCGGCGTCGCGTCGCTTGAGGCTGCATCGCTTGAGCTACTGCGGGACATGAACGTCGATGGAACGCTATCGGATGAAACGCTCTATCGAGAAGGTCAGCGCCGCGGCGTGATCGGTCCCGACGTAAGTTGGGAAGACGAAAAAACGCGCATCAAGGCCAATACGCCGAAGCAGGAACTTGGCAAGGTTGGCATCACAGATTAACGGGAGCAATCCCAACGAAGTCGGGCCGCAGCTAACCACTGCGGCCTTTTTGTTTGTCGCGGCGCGGAAGCAATGCGGCGTCTACGGGCAGATAGCCTATTTATTTGAGACTGGAAAGTCACCATGAAGCTGAAACTCGATGACCAGGGGCACGTAGTCCTCTCGGATGGCAAGCCGGTGTATGTGCACGACGACGGCAAGGAAATCGCCTTCGATGGAGCGCAGGCATTTGCAAAGATCGGCCAACTTACCAGCGAGAACAAGGCGCACAGGACGCGCGCCGAAGAACTCGACGGCAAGGTGAAGCTGTTCGAAGGCATTGAGGACCCAGACGCGGCGAAACGCGCACTCGAGACTGTCAAGAACATCAAGGACGGCGATCTGATCGCGGCCGGCAAGGTCGAGGAAATCAAGGCGGCAGCGAAGAAAGCCGCCGAGGAGCAGGTCGAGGCTGCAAACAAGCAGTTTCTGGCCGACCTGACCAAGACCAAGACCGAGCGCGACACGCTGCAACAGCAGCTCTACGACGAACGAATCGGCGGCAGCTTTGACCGCTCGAAGTTCATCGCGGAGAAGTTGGCTATCCCTGGCGATCTGGCGCGCGCCGCATTTGGCAAGGCTTTCAAGATCGAGGAAGGAAAGGTTGTGGCCTACGACGGCAACGGGAACAAGCTGTTCTCCCGCGAACGTCCGGGCGATCTCGCTAACTTCGACGAAGCACTGGAAACACTGGTCGAGCACTACCCACATCGCGATCAGATCCTCAAGGGGTCGGGCGCCAGCGGAAGCGGCGCAAATGGTGGCGGTGGTGGCGGATCGGGCTCGAAAGCACTTACTCGCGATGCCTTTGCGGCGCTGCCTGCTGACAAGCAGATGGCGCACGTCAAGGGCGGCGGAACCATCTCAGACTGATAGGAAATCATGGCGAATACGCTTACATCCCTCGTACCCGACCTGTACGAAGCGCTTGACGTTGTCTCGCGCGAACTGTCGGGTTTCATCCCCTCCGTCACGCTCGACGCATCGGCTGCCCGTGCAGCTCTGAACCAGGCTGTTCGCGTGCCGATCACGCCGGCCGCTGCCGCTGAAGACGTGACGCCGGGTCAATTGCCGCCCGATGACGGCGATCAGATCATCGGCAATACGCCGATTACGATCTCCAAGTCGCGTACCGTTCCGTTCCGCTGGTCGGGCGAAGAACAAAAGGGCGTCAACTCGGGCCCCGGCTATCCGAACATTCGTCGTGACCAGATCGCGCAGGCAATGCGTACGCTGGTCAACGAAATTGAAGCGGCTGTCGGCGGCCTGGCCGTCAGCGCATCGCGCGCATGGGGTACGGCTGGCGCCGCCCCGTTCGCAACTGACCTCAGCGACCCGGCCAACGTCCGCAAGATTCTTGCTGACAACGGCGCGCCAATGAGCGACATGCAACTGGTGATCGACACGACCGCCGGCGCCAAGGTTCGCTCGCTCGCCCAGTTGACGAAAGCCAATGAAGCTGGCACGACCGACGTCCGCGCGCAAGGTACGTTGCTCGAGATTCACGGCTTCTCGCTGCGCGAATCGGCTGGCGTCCAGCAAATCGCTGCTGGCTCGGTGACGGGCACCGTCACTGCCTCGGGTTCGAAGGGCTCGGCGTCGGTCACGATCACGACCGCTGCTGGCGCCGCAACCGCGATCCTGGCGGGCGACGTGGTGACCTTCGCGGGCGACACCAACAAGTATGTCGCTGCCGCTGCGCTGACGTTGGGCGCTTCGACCTCGGGCACGCTGACACTGGTCGATCCGGGCCTGCGCACGACGCTCTCGAGCGCTGCTGTGACGGTGGTTGCAACGGCAACGCGTAACTTCGCGTTCAGCCGTTCGGCGATCATTCTGGCGACCCGCGTTCCGGCCCTCCCGGAAGAAGGCGATATGGCCGCTGACCGGATGCTGATCACCGATCCGCGCACCGGCCTGACGTTCGAAATCGCGATGTACCTCCAGTACCGTCGCGTGCGGTATGAGGTTTCGCTGGCCTATGGTTTCGCCAACATTAAGCCGCGCCACACGGCGCTGTTGCTCGGGTAATGAGCGCACGGGCCCGCAGATGATTGCGGGCCTTTTTACCTTCCTCACATGGCAAACATCTCCAAAGCTGAGCGCGAGCGTCGCGCCGCAGACCAATCCGATGCCGAAAGCGTCGATGATGGCCTGATTGAAATGACGGATGGCTCGCTGACGTTGCGGCTGCATCCGGATTGCGTTACTGAGCATCAAAAACTGGGCTGGAAAATTTCGGAGTAACGAATGCTTACCGATCAGCAAATGTCCGACGTACGGCGGTTTGCCGGCTATCCGTTGCTTGCTGACACGGTTGCGGACAATTCGCGGGACTTCGCCTATGGATGGGTCTCGCCGGGCACGTGGGCGACGCTCTATCACCGCCTGACAAACCTCCGGCCGGAGGAAGAGTCGACACTGATTTCTGTATACCTGACCAACTTGACGCAATTCGAGAGCGACCTTGTCACTACGTCGCAAAACCTCGATACCGATCAGGCTGCAGTTTGGTATCACAACAAAAACGAAATGCGCGACCGCGAGAAGATGCTCGATATGTGGCGTCGCCGGATGTGCTACTTCATCGGCATTCCGCCCGGCCCATCACTCGGCAATGGCGGTACTGCTATTGTGCGCGGTTGATCTATGGACGCAGCAAAACTCCAGAAGAAGGTCTACGCAGGCTACGCAAAAGCCGCCAAGCGCATTGGCCCCGCCTACAACCTCTACCGCCCGATCTCCGCGATCAATCCGTTCTCAAACGGTCCAATCGCCACGCTGAACGCCTCTTTCAACGCTGAGGACATGACCTACGGCAGGCCGAACAAGTACGGCAAGCCTACGTGGTTCTGCCTCGTCGACGGCTCTCAAACGCAGGTTGGCGACTACCTGATCAACAACGATCAGACGTTCTTCATCGCCGCAATGCAACCGATCCTGCCGATTCTGGCGGTTGACTGCAACCGGACGCTGAATGTGCTGAGGCCGCAACAGCAAAGCGGATTCGGTGCGCAGCCCTATGGCGGCGATACCGCGGCTGGCGAAACGACATTGATGCAGGGCTGGCCCGCTTCGGTACTTCAAGGCACGAAGGGCGAGAAAAACGAGGTCAATCTACCGGGTGACGTGCGTAATCCGTGGTGGCAAATCCTGATGCCCGCGTTCAGCGGCGTCGTAATCGAGACTTCCGACATCGTCACGGACGATCTCAACCGCCGCTACGTCGTTTCGAGCGCTGAATTGACGGATCTAGGTTGGCGCATTACGGCGCAATCGGCCCAGACATGATGGATACCCGCGATGGCTGACATTTCAGACGTCTACGATAGCCTCGCAGGGCTGATCGCAGGCGTCATCTACCCTAACGGCACCAGCCAGCCTCCCGTCAACGGCATCCAGACACGCGTGTATGGCGGCTGGCCCGTCAAGGATCAGCTAGACAAGGATTTGCGCGCTGGCAATGCCCACATCACCGTATTCGGGCGCCCGGAATCGCGCAACACGACGCGGTACATGACGATCCCGTTGGACATCACCGTCACGCCTCCAGCGCTCACGCTGACGATCAACGCCAACACGGTAACGGTTGGCGGCACTGTCGCGGCGGGCGTGAATACGGCCATTCTGGTCGGCACGAAAGCCTATCTCTATCAGACGGTCGCGAATGACACGCTGAGCACGATCGCAACGGCGCTCGCAGCGCTGATCAACGCCGATTTTCCAGGCACGTCGGCATCTGGCTCTGTCATCACGCTACCAGCCACGGCAACTATCACCGCGGCGCGCGTAGGCGGAAGCGGCTCACAGGTCACAGAAGTTGGCCGCGTCGAACAGGTCTTCCAGATCACCATCTGGACCAACACGCCGGCGAATCGCAAGTCGATCGGCTCCCTGATCGTACCGCAACTGATGAACAGCCGGTTTCTGACGCTGGCTGACGGCAGCGCCGCCCGCATGATCGTTCAAGGTCAACGCGACGACGACATGCCGCAGAAGGAATTGCTGTACCGGCGCGACATCATGGCAAAGGTCGAATACGCCGAGACCATCACGAACACCTCGACGCAGGTTGTCGACGTCATCGAGAACATCGCAGTCGGCGTGAATGGCTACAACGGCGGGACGTACCCGAACACGACAACCATCAACATCTGAGGCACACATGGAATTCCATCTGGTCGTCAAAGAGCCCTTCGGTGGCTACCAAAAAGGCGAACTCATCAAAGACGCCGACAAGGTCAAAGAGATCCTGTCCGGCGAGAACGAGCATCACGTCCTGAAGATCGCCGCATCCGAGTAACACCCCTCCCCGCTTCGCCTGAAGGCCTCCTCGTGAGGCCTTTTTCTTTTTCTGGAGCATGAATTGACACAGATCGTCCAGTACGGGCAGGTCAACACCACGGCTTTGATCGTGCCGGACCTGATCGTCCAGATCATCGCGCCGCAAGTAGCGCAACTGAACGGCGTTCCCACGAACGTTGCCGGCTTTGTCGGTACCGCGACGTGGGGCCCGGTCAACTCCCCGACCATCGTCGGCAGCATGGCTGATTACGCCCGCAATTTCGGCGCGATCCAGAACCGTCTTTACGACATGGGGACGGCTGTCGCTGCTGCAGTCCTGCAGGGCGCCAACAACTTCCGCTGCGTGCGCGTGACGGATGGTACGGATGCCGCCGCAACCGTTTCCATTCAGTCGACCTGCCTGACGGCGACTGCCAAGTACACCGGCACGCTCGGCAACTCGGTACAGGTGCAGATCGCCAACGGCTCGCTTGCGAGTTCGTACAAGGCGATCGTGACCCTTCCCGGCCAGACGCCGGAAGTGTTCGACAACATCACCGGCTCCGGTAACGCGCTGTGGGTCAACATGGCCGCAGCGATCAACAATGGCCAGGTCGGTGCGCGCGGTCCCTCGCAGATCATCGTTGCGACGGCTGGTGCGGGCACGACCGCCCCGACGCTGTCGACGTACAGCCTGGTAGGCGGTCTGGACGGCGCGACGACGATCACCGGCTCGGTGCTGGTTGGTGTCGACACAATCCCGCGCAAGGGCATGTATGCGTTGCGCGGCACGGGTGCATCGGTTGCCGCCCTCGTTGATTGCTCGGACACGACGACCTTCTCGACGCAGGTGTCGTATGGCCTGTCAGAGGGCACGTACATGATCGGCGCGACGGCCGCTGGCGACACGATCAGCAACGCGGTGACGACGAAAGCCACTGCTGGCATCGACTCGTACGCGTTCAAGTACATGTTCGGCGACTGGGTCTATTTCCTTGATCCGGTCAATGGCGGTACGCGCCTGATCTCACCTCAGGGCTACGTCGTTGGCGTGCTGGCGAACCTCGCGCCGCAGAACTCGTCGCTGAACAAGCCGCTGTATGGCGTGGTGGGCACGCAGAAGTCGTATCAGAACCAGCAGTACTCGAGCGCAGAACTTCAGGCGCTGGCTCAGGCTGGCATCGACGTCATCACGAACCCGATTCCCGCAGGCAATCAGTTTGGCTGCCGGATCGGTCACAACAGTTCGTCGGACAGCACGCGCAACGGCGACAACTACACGCGGATGACCAACTACCTCGCGGCCACGACGGCGCAAGGCATGGGCATCTATGACGGGCGTCTGCAATCGGTACAGCCGACCGACCCGCTGCGTCGTTCTGTGAAGGCAACGCTGGACAACTTCTATCTCGGTCTCCAGCAGCAAAACATGATCGACGACTTCACGGTCCAGTGCGATCTGAACAACAACACGCCGTCGCGCATCGCTCTGGGCTATCTGCAGGCCGATGTCCGCGTGCGCTACCTCGCTGTCGCCGAAAAGATCCTGATCAACCAGGAAGGCGGCCAGTCCGTGACGATCACCCGTCAGCAAGTCCCCTCGTTTTAAGGAATAGAACATGGCAATCGGTCCTTTTAACACCGGCCGGGACGTTGTGCTTGACGTCATGACCCCGACCGGCCCGCTGCGCCTGCCCACGACGACGACGAGCTGGGAAGCAAAGCCGAAGTACAAGGAAATCGAGTCCGTCTCGATCGGCGGCGAAAACAACCACGCGTCGATTCCGATCGGCTGGACCGGAACCATCGGTCTTGACCGCACGGACAACCAGGTTGACGCCTTTTTCGCGACGCTGGAAGCGAACTACTACGCCGGCATCAACATCGGCTACGCGACGATCACCGAGACGATCTCGGAAGGTAATGGCTCGGTGAGCCAGTACCGCTACACGAAAGTGTCGCTGCGTCTCGAAGAGCATGGCAAGTTTGTAGGCGATGACCGCGTTCAGGTCACGATCGGGTTCTCGGCGTCGCGTCGCGTTCCGCTGTAACGACTAAAACCGCAGATAGGCCGGCCAGCCGACAAGCGCGCTTCCCGGGCGCGTTTCTGCGGTTCCAATACCCGGGTATCTGCGGGAGATATCCCTAAATGACGAAGAAACCCACGCTGGAACTGAACGCGGCAACAGTTGAGCAACCCGCTCCGGCTGCCGACAACCTCGTCACGGACGCAAAAGGTCGCGTGCTGAAGGTCGTTGATCCCGACATCCTGGCCGAGAGTCGTCTGATGCGCATGGTCGGCCCGGAAGCAGCGCTGAACCCGGCTTACATGCGGCTCTACGTGATGCCGGCCGTCTCGGTTGTCGAGATTGACGGCGAAGAAATGCCATTTCCGATGAGCCAGCGCGAAGTTGATGCAGCGATCAAGCGACTCGATCACGACGGCATCAACGCTGTCATCCAGTATCAGGCGAAGAAGCGCGAAGGCGAAGAGAAGGACGCGGTAAAAAACTAGCCCGGAACCCCGCTTTTCAGGAGGCTTGCTGGCTGATGAAGAACGGGGTTCCGTTTCATACCGCTTTCGGAATGCCGAAGAGTCGCGCGGACGACTGGCAGATAGACAGAATCGAGCGTCGGGCGTTCGCGATCACGTTCTCCATCTTCAACGGTGCTGAGTATGACTGGGAAGCGATGCGCTTCAAGGAGTCGAAGTGACGCAATACAGTAGCTTCGGCGCCTTCGCCAATCATCTGCAAAAACTCGCAGTGACGACGCCGGAAGTGACACACGAGATGGTCAAGTCTGGCGCGGAAGAGATCGAGGAAACGGCGAAGGGCATGATCGGGTTCTATCAGACCGATATCGCGCCCTATCCTACCTGGGCGCCGCTCAGTGAGAAGTACGAAGCCGCGAAGGTTGCGGCTGGATTTGAGCCGGATGCGCCGCTTCTGCGTACGGGCGAGATGCAGAAGAGCGTCAAGTCGCACGCCGAACGCAATGAGGCGGTGACTGGCTCGAATGACAAAGTGCTGGAGTATCACGAGTTCGGCACGCCGAAGATGCCGCCTCGTCCCGTTTTGGGACCGGCTGCGCATCACAGCACACCTAGGATTTTGTCTCGCATGGCTGCGACGACGTTTTACTTTCTATCCGGTAAGGGCTGGCGGAATCAGCTACGCCGGAAATAGAAGAACAGAAAGACGATCGCGACGATCGCCAGATAGACGCCGATGTATGGCACGAATAGCAGCGTCGGTGGCGTGAATAACGCCACTGGACGCGGTATGTACGGACGCGTTGCCCATCGTGCTTTCCAGCCATGAGAATGCCCACTCAGGCTTTTCACCTTCGGCTTCGGGTACTGAATAAAGCTGACGCGGTCAGCCAGCCATTCATGGATTCGGTAGGCGATGCCCATAGAAACTCCAGTAAGTCATTGAGTATATAGCGGAAATGATCAACGTCTACGAAATCGGCACGACGCTCAAGCTGAATGACCTGATCACGCCGCAACTGCTCAAGTTGTCGGAAGAATTTCGCAAGGTCGACGCTCAGGTTCTGCAGATCGGCAAGCGCCTGCAGAAGATGGGCGCTGAAATCGTCGGCATTCGTAATCTTGCTGGCGCGACGAAAAGCCTGGCCGCCAGCATGAAGGCGATCAAGGACGAATCGGCGCTGGCAGAAAAGAACCTGTTCGCGCTGCGTATGGCGCTTCCTCATGGAGGCCTCGGACTAGAGTCGGAACTGATTGCGGCGAATGTGCAGGCCCGGACGCTGGCGGCGACGCTGGCCGGTATTCGTGGCGGCGGTCGCCTTCCTCCGGGCGGTGGTGGCGGTCATTTGCCGTCTCCTGGCACCGGCGGTGGCGGCGGTCGTCATGGTGGCCGCATCCATGGCGGCAACCTGCACATGGGTTCGAACGGCATCGGTATCGGTGGTGTCGGCATTGGCCTGATGAGCGACGCGCTAGTCCCGCTCGGTGCCGGCATGCTGACCTACTACGTCGGCAAACAGTTCTACGAAGGCGCGAAGGACTACCAAGACGCCTTCATGCGCTTCAAGTCGCTGAATCTCGGTGATCAAGTCAACGCTGAGGCTGACAAGTTCGTCAAGGCGACCAAGGTCTATGGCGTCTCGCAGACCGAGTTGATGAAGGCGCTGGGCGAATCGGTCGGCCTGTTCGGCTCATTCGAAGAGGCGAAGAAGTTCACGCCCGACCTGCTGACGCTCGGCAAGGCCAACTCCGCTGTATTCGGCGACAAGCTTGGGCACATGGACGAAGAGGGGTTGAAAAGCCTGCTCAAGTTCATTGATCGACGCGGCGGGTTCAAGGACGAGGCGACATTCAAGCGCAATCTCGACCTCGCCGAAAAAATGGTGACCGGTTCGTCCGGCTTCCTGAAGTTTCAGGATCTCGCGGGGTTCTCGCAGAACGCCGGCACGGCATTCCGCAGCCTTTCGGATGAAGGCCTTCTGCATATGGAAGGCCTGCTGATCGAACAGGGCGGACAGAAGGCCGGTACGGCGCTGATGAGCTTGTATCAGAACCTCGTCGCAGGCCGAACGCCGAAGAAGACGATGGGCTTGCTGCAGGAACTTGGGCTTGCCCAGCTTGCCATGCAGGAGCATGGTGCGGTCGGCGGAAAGCCGATGAAATCACTCGTGATGACCGGCATAAGGGGTTCCGAACTGCTCCAGTCTGATCCGGCGAAGTGGATGACTGATGTGCTTATGCCCGCTCTCACCGCCAAAGGCATCACGAAAGAGGGCGACGTTCTGAAGGCCGTCAACGACGTGCTATCGAATCGCAATGCGTCCAATCAGGGCTCACTGATGACGACGCAGCAGTTGCAGATACTGCGGGATCAGAAACTGGCAACTGGCGCGATGGGGGCCGACAAGGTCACGAAGATGTTCGGCGACTCGGCATCTGGTGCTGAAGCCGACTTCGATGCTGCGTGGACGGACTTCAAAAAGCAGTTCGGCACGACGATGCTGCCGCAGATCACGAGCATGCTGAAGACGGGAACGGATTTGCTGCGCTCATTGGCAAGCATCACCGAAAGCGAGAACTTCAAGTCGTTCATGAGCTTCGCATCAAAGGTCAATGGCACTTTTGGATGGCTGCCAAAGCAGTTTTTCGGAAGCGCTAACGCCGCAGAGCCTGGGCAGAGCCCGAACGTTAAATCGGGTACGCCGCAACCGTTCAAGTTGAGCACCACGATCAATCTCGATGGCCGAAAGATCGGCGAGGCCGCAACGGATTACATCCTGAACGGCTTTGGCAAGGCCCAATCAACCAGTTCCGGCTTCGACATGACACGCTCCGCCCCGCCAATCGGCCACTCCTACGCGAAATAACTCATGGCAACTTCCCTTTCCCTCGGCGACGTTCTCTTTGCCGATCTGGAAGTCCCTGAGCACATCACGTTCGGTGGCGAACAGCGGCTGACGGTGCATGAACTGGTCGGCGGCACGCGCATTGTCGATGCGATGGGCCGTTCCGACATGCCGCTGGACTGGTCGGGCTGGTTCATGGGGCAAAACGCGCTAGCTCGTGCGCAATATCTCGAGGCGCAGCGCATCGCCGGTATGTCGGTGCCGTTAGTGTGGTCGGAACTGTTCTACGACGTCGTTATCCAGCGATTCGAGGCGGATTTCCAGCGCGAATGGATGATCCCGTACCGGATCACCTGCGTTGTCGTCGCGAATCACTCGCAGCCCGTGACGTCGCTCGCTGGCCCGTCGATCAATGACCTGATTAACACGGACCTATCGAGCGCGAACCTGCTTACGGGCCAGATTGGCAATAGCACGTTGACGGGCCTGATGAGTTCGGTCAATTCGGCTATCTCGACCGTATCCAGTTTCGCCAGCGCAACGGCGAGCACGATCAACAGCGTGCTTCAGCCGATCAACGCGGTACAGCAACAGGTCGCAACGCTGATCGGGCAGGCGGCGAACACGATGCAGAACGTTACGACGCTGGGCGGCATTCTGCCGAACAACCCGATTTCGCAATCGGTGGCGCAGCTTTCTGCGCAAGTCACGGCGTATCAGACGTCCCCCTTGCTCTACAACCTCCAGTCGGTCATGGGGCGCATGTCGACCAACCTCAGCAGCGTCACTGGTGCCGCGCAACAGATCACGGTGGCGGGCGGAAACCTCATGCAAATCGCCGCGAAAGTCTACGGCAAAGCTGAGGCATGGACGGGCATCGCGAAGGCGAATGGCGTCAAAGATCCTGTTGTGCAGGGCGTTCAAACACTCAATATCCCAGTCACGCCGGATAACAGCGGCGGCGTCCTCTCAGCGTAAATGACAACACTCAACATCGTTCCTGCGGTTCCCGTCGCACGGCAGCCGCGGGGGATGGTGTTGCTGGGCGATCCGAATCAGCCCGGTACATCCGTTCCATGGATCGACTGGGATGTCGAGCAGAACACGTGGCACTCGGCCAGCACGTTCCGCATGCGCCTGCCGATTTCTGCGCTGGCGTCGCCGATCGATCTGAATTACATCCTCGGCACGAACCCGATCCAAGCGCAGATATTCGCCGGCTTTCCGGGAAATCCCGACAAGTACGGCACGTCTGACCTTCAGCAACTCATCACGGGCAACGTCGACAACATCCAGTTTGATCCGGTGCGCCGCGTTGTCGAGCTGTCGGGGCGCGATTACACGTCGCTGCTGATCGATGCGAAGACGTTCGACCGCTGGACCAACCAGACAGCCAGTGAGATTGCAACGACGCTTGCCAAGCGACACGGATTGACGCCGCAGGTCACGGCGACAACGGGCGCAGTCGGCAAGATCTATGAAATCGACAAGATCCACGATCGCCACGGCTCGACCGAATGGGAGTTGCTCACCTGGCTAGCTGGCATCTACGACTTCGTGGCGTATGTGCAGGGCATGACGCTGTACTTCGGACCGAAGCCAAATCCGCAGACCGCGACACCCTACGCGCTGCAGTGGAAGAATCCGGACGCTCTGACCGCCACGACGTTTCAGGGCAACGTGCTGGACATGTCGTTCTCGCGAACTCTGACTGTTGGTAAAGGCGTCATCGTTCAGGTGCACAGCTTCAATCACAAGCAGAAAGCCGGGTTCTCGGTCACCTATCCGACTGGAAAGGCGAAAGGCGCGGCTCCGGGTACTGCTAAGGCGCCGGCGCAGGTCTACAGCTACATCATCGCCAACCTGACGCAGCAAGACGCGCAGCAACGGGCGCAGTCGATCTACAACGACATCATCCAGCACGAGCTGAAGATGAGCGCCGAGTTACCTGGCGACAACATCCTGACGCCGAACACTATGGTGAGCGTTTCCGGGACACAAACCAAGTTCGACACGATGTACTACGTCGAATCGGTCAATCGCCGCATGAGCATGGATTCAGGCTACACCATGAACGTGCGCGGCAAGAATCACAGTCTCGACACCACGGTTATCCCCTCATGAGCATCGACTCGCTACTCAATACGATCCGCGCTCAGGCGCAGATGAGTCAGGGTGAGAAGACCGGAAACCGCGTCGGCCTCATTACGGCTTATGACCCGAACAAATACGCCGTTAAGGTCAAGATGTGGCCTGACACACAGGAGTCGCTTGGCTGGATTCCTCTCGCATCTCCGTGGATCGGTAATGGATGGGGCTTGGTTGCGGGACCATCCATCAACGATCAGGTCAAGATCGCATTTGACCGCGAGGACCAGGATGCAGGCGTGGTGGTTGGGCGGATGTACACCGATGTCGATCAACCGCCCCCGGTTCCGTCTGGTGAGTTCTGGCTCATTCACAAGTCCGGATCGCTGCTGAAATTTCATAACGATGGCACGGTCGAGATTGCAGCCAATACCACCATGAAATACACGGCGACGCAGCATCACTTTGTCGGGCCTGTGCAGATGGACAGCACGCTGAACGTCAATCAAACAATCAGCGGCGAAGGCGGCATTACAGTCAGTGGTGACAACGGCACAGGCAACGCGTCGACGGTCACGGGTAACGTCAATTTCGTTGGCACTGTTATGGCGAATGGCAAGCATATCGACAACACGCACATCCATAGCAACGGCAACGGCGGCGCCAACACAGGTTCGGTGGTTGCATGACGACACAATCTCTTGCCGATCTCAATCAGCTCTGGTCTCAGGATATCGTGCCGTCGCCAACCGGCGATCTCGGCATTGCAACTGACGCCACTCGCAGCCAGCAACGCGTCATCCGCCGGCTGCTGACGAACCCGCTCGACGCAAACGGACCTCCCGACTACGCGCTGCATCCGGATTACGGTGCGGGCTTAGCGCGATACGTTGGCCGCAATATCGACCTCGCCAAGATGCGCGCGCTGATCCGCGGGCAAATGCTGCTCGAGGATTCGGTGTCGAAGAATCCGCAGCCGCAGATCACGCTCACGCTACCTGATCCGACAACGCTATCGGTCTACATCCGGTACACCGTCGCCGGGTCAGGGTCGCCGGCAACTCTATCCTTTAATGTGAACGGTTAGCCGTTCATCACGCCCACCAAGGCCACCTACTGCAGGTGGCCTTTTTTATTGCCGAGCGGAAATGGCGCAAGTCAATCAATGGTCCCTGTCGCAGGCGATCGGGAATATGGTCTCGGCCGCTCAAGCCAAAGCCAGAGTCCTGCTCGACTTCACGATCGGCTCAGTCAACCTGGCGATCATCGAAGCCGTCGCGCAGGTCGTGATATGGCTCGAAGGCCTGATCCTGACGCTGCTTGCAATTACGCGCGCGGCATCGTCGAGCGGTGCCGATCTCGACTCGTGGATGGCCGATTATGGTCTGACGCGTCTTGCGGCCACGTCGTCAACTGGGCAAGTCACATTCTCGCGTTTCACGCCGACGTTTCAGGCGGTAATTCCAGTTGGCACGGTCATTCAGACGGCTGACGGCACGCAGCAATTCACCGTCATTGCCGACACGACGCAAACGGCCTACAGCGCGACGCTTGGCGGATATGTGATCGCCGCGGGCATAACCGCAGCCGTCGCGACCGTACGAGCCGTCAATGCCGGCACGCAGACCAACGTCCTCGCCAACACGATCACGACGCTGACGACGGCGATTCAGTACGTCGATACGGTCACGAATGCAGCGAACTTCACGAACGGCGTTGATTCTGAGACGGACACGGCTTTCCGCGCCCGCTTCGTCACCTATATCAACAGCCTGTCTAAGGCCACGAAGGCAGCGATTGGCGCAGCGATTCTGGCTGTTCAGCAGGGGTTGCAATACACGCTGATTGAGAACCAGACCTATGCCGGCGCGACGCAAATGGGTAATTTCGTTGTTGTCGTCGACGACGGATCGGGTTCCCCGCCATCACCCCTGCTGGCGAGCGTCAGCAATGCGATTGACGCAGTGCGGCCATTCACCAGTACGTTTGATGTGCATGCGCCAGTTGTCGTAAGTGTGACGGTCGCCATGACCATTACGACGGCTACCGGCTATACACATTCGACGCTGGTCTCGACGGTGCAGGCGGCGCTGCTCAGTTATATCAACACACTCCCGCTCGGCACGTCGCTGGCCTATAGCCGGTTGGCTCAGGTCGCATATGACGCATCTCCTGGCGTAACGAACGTGACCGCGGTAACGCTGAATGCGGGCACGTCTGACGTTACAGCGACGAATCTCCAGGTCATCAAGACAAACTCTGGCGCGATCACGGTGAGCTAATGTCGACGGGAGATTCTAACGATGTGTTTTCGCGGCTAAAGGCTGCGTTGCCGCAACGCTGGTTCGGATCGACTTCCGATTCGATGCCAGTTGTCGATTCGGTGCTGGCCGCTGCCACGACTGCGCTGAGCTTCATCTATTCGCTATATGCGTACGCAAAACTTCAGACGCGCATCAAGACCGCGACTGACGGTTATCTGGATCTCATCGCAGCCGATTTCTTCGGCACATCGATACAGCGAAAGGCCAACCAAACCGACGCATCCTTCCGAGCGACGATTATCGCGAACATGTTTCGCGAGCGCGCGACGAGAAATGCAATCGTCAAGGTTCTGCAAGACCTGACCGGGCGAACGCCAAAGATCATCGAGCCGAAGCGTCCCGCAGATACGGGCGCTTACGGCGGGCCTCTGATCGGTTATGGCCTCGCCGGCGCATATGGGTCACTGCAAATGCCATATCAGGCGTTTGTCATTGCCTACCGACCACTCGGAACCGGCATCCCATCGGTCGCCGGCTACGGCGTCTCGACTGGCGCGTACAGCACAGCCTCGCAAGCCGAATGGGCATCGCTCTCGATGATCCAGGGCGCCGTGACAGATGCAGACATCTATGCAGCAATCGATTCAGTTCGCCCTGCTGCCACGATCGTCTGGACCAACATTTCTTCGTAAGCAAAACACGCTTGCATCAAGCCGCCTCCGGGCGGCTTTTTCATTTGAGAAGCCAATATGACTGATCGCGTAATCGTCTACGCCGGGTCCATTCCCTTGGAAACCGACGTTCTTCGCAGCAACAAATTTGCGATGGTCGGAATCGCGAAGCTCGCCGCGGCGATGCTGGGCACGTCCACCATTGTGAATGGGCTGGCGTGCGTGCCGACCGGGCCCGCGTCGCTGACAGTGAACGTGAATCCGGGCGAGATTTACAGCCTGGTCAGCATGGATGCGACGGCATACTCGTCCGTGGCTGCCGACACGACACACCAGATCATGAAGAGCGGCATTCTGCTCGACGCGGTCAACCTGTCATGCCCTGCTCCGGGGACAGTCGGTCAGAGCATTAACTACCTGGTGCAAGTGATCTATCAGGATAGCGACACCGACCTGACGGCTCTGCCCTACTACAACGCAGCAAACCCGACACAGGCGTGGAGCGGCCCGAACAACAGCGGCACACCTCAGGCGACGACTCGCAAGGGCATCATTACTATGTCCGCGAAGGCTGGCGCTGCCGCTGCGACTGGCTCGCAAACGACGCCCGCTCCAGACGCCGGTTACACCGGCCTGTGGGTCGTCACCGTCGCGAACGGTCAAACGCAGATCCTCGCCGGCAACATCGCGCAGTACGCTGGCGCTCCGATCCTCCCGTCGTCCCTGCTTGCCTCTATCCAGAACGGCAATCTGTCGTATGCGGTTGCCACTGGCACGGCTAACGCGCACGTCGCGGCCTTCACTCCCGCTATCACGCAGCGTGTTGACGGCATGTTGCTGCGCTACAAGGCACCCGCTGCCAATACTGGCGCACTGACGCTCAATGATGGTCTGGGGGCAGTCGCTGTCGTCGGTGCTGCTCACGCAGCGCTGCAGGGCGGCGAAACCATCACGAACGGCGACGCGCTGGTGATGTGGAACAGCTCGATCGGCGGCGGCTCGTACATCCTCATCGAATGCACTGGTGGCGCCCTCCAAATCGCCCCCGCCACTGCAAGCCAGCATGCGGTGCAGTTGGGGCAGGTTTCGGGTGTTGTGGGGACTGCGCGGAATCTGGCTGCCTATCTTGCCGCAGCGAGTGCCTCAGCGACTTTCACGGCAGACGAGATTGTCGTGGAAAGCACTCTTGGGGGTCTGCGTTACTGTCTGCCGAGCTATAGCCAGACGATCAACCTTGCCACGACCGGCGCGGGTGGCATGGACACCGGGACGGCTCCGGTTTCGGGTTACGTTGCGCTGTACGCGATCTATAAGCCGAGCACAAACACGATTAGCATTCTGGCAACGAATGCCGCTTCGCTCGTTGGAAATGTATACGGTGGCGCGAATATGCCGTCCGGCTATACGGCAAGCGCACTTCTGATGGTATGGCCTACCAATGGCAGCTCGCAGTTGGTACAGGGGCTTACGCAGGATCGGGAGTTTAGCCGGATTTTCAATCAAGTCCTGAGTTCGACATCTACGCCAGCCTCCTTTACTTCACTGTCAATCAGTGGCGTAGTCCCGGCGAATGCAAAAAGCGTATCGGGAACGATACAAATTTCAAGCAGCGCGACAGCGACTTCGCAACTATTCGTGGCTGGTGATGCCAACGGGTTGGGGCGCCGATATGTTGTCGGTAGCAATCCTTCGACAGCATTTTCGGCTGGGGCGCCGTTCGATGCTCGGCTCCAGACGTCTCAAACCTTGTACTGGTCTTCAACCACCAATGGTGGAACATTGACGTCAATCATCGAAATCTCCCGTTATTCTATCTAAGGGCGCGATATGGCACAAACTCTCAATGTCCAGTTTGCCGATTCGACCGACGTGACGATCGTCTCGTATTTTGGCGGCCCGCAAAATCCGGCCGCATACGCGAATCTTGGCACGGTCAGCACGACAGACGCACGATGGTCGACGTTCTATGCGGCGCTCCCGGCCTCGGCGCAGCCGGGAGTCCCCGCGCCGGGGGCGTGATCGAGAATTTCAACGTCGTTGTACAATGCCCTCGCCATTCCGGGGGATTGTATGAAGAAACTTGATAGCCTGACGGCGCTACGATTTTTCGCTGCCGCTTCAATTGTGATTGAGCATAGTCGATCGGCATTCCAGTCGATGAACTGGATCCCGAACTTTCATTATGATTTCGGTGTCAGTTTCTTCTTCGTGCTGTCGGGGTTCATTCTCTGTTACGCCTACCGTGATTTTGAGGGCGCGGCCAGCGTGCGTGATTTCTACGTCGCGCGTATAGCCAGGATATGGCCTCTGCATATATTCATGCTTTGCGCGTTCCTTCTTTCCATGCCCAAATCAGCATGGTTTTTTGGATGGACAGATAGTTATCATATTGCAATTCTTCTTTCAAACATTCTTCTCGTTCACGCATGGATTCCGGTTGTTGCTTTCTTTTTTGGGATGAATGCGGTTTCGTGGAGCATATCGACTGAGGCATTCTTTTACCTGATTTTTCCAGTCCTTCGTCATCGCTGGGAGCAAACGTGGCACTGGAAATCCCTGATAATCGGGCTTCTCGCCTTCGGCATCCTCGCGGCGACGACCGTGCATGGCGTGCCATCGATCGACGTTCAAAAGCCGCTGGCCGCCTCGGATCAGGGAATCGGCTACATCTCTCCATTCGTTCGCATAATCGAATTTGCGATGGGCATGTTGGCTGCGAATGTCTATTCCGCCGCCAAGAAAAGAAAATTATCTGAGAGCATTGCGGTATGGACGGTGCTAGAGATAGTTTCCATATCGTTGGTGGTATTGATTAACCAAATTGATAAGCACAATCCCGATCCGTCGCCTTGGACTTATTTTCTCGTAGATTCTCCGGCAGCTCCAGCATTCATGCTGGTCGTTGTTATTTTTGCGTTTGGTAAAGGTCTGATATCAAAATCGGTTTCTGTAAGACCGCTGGTAGTCCTCGGAGAGGCGAGCTTCGCTCTGTATCTATCACACCTACTCCTGTACAGGATATTCGACGATCACAGGGCTTTCTTTACCGCGCCCGATGCGGTGCTCTGCATTGGGTATTGGGCCACTGCTATCGCAGTATCGATGCTGCTGTGGCGCTTCGTCGAGACCCCGGCGCGAGACTGGATTCGAAACCGGGGCCGTCGAGAAACAATCACCACGTCTGCGGCGGTCTAAAACTTCACCTTCAACTCTACTGTCGTTATGTCGTTCCACAGCGGCGGCACATTCCGGTTCCGGCTGTTCAGCCCCGTGAAGTAATGCCGTGCGGCGACACTGAACCGACCGTAGCCGACCGAGACGCCGACTACGGGCGCGACGGCCCAGTAAGCGTCCGACAGGTGCATGGTTTGTGGCGGTACGCCGCCCACCTGCCAGCCAGCGATGTCCTCGGACCATGAATCGCGGTGGATGTACGCGCCGGCCTCCGCGCCGAAGCGGAACCCGTACGCCCAGTAATAGGCCTCAGCGGTCAATGCGGCACCCTGCGATCGACCCTCGCCAGTGAAGTAGGCTGTCGGCACTGCGACCTTCGGCGTGTACGTGTGCGCCTTCGGGTCGTAATTCTCGTCCATCGGCGTGCACGAACATGCTGCGGCGAAGCGGCCAAGATTAACGTAGTCCGCATGCCAGTCCAGCCCCCAGGCGCCGCGCGTCATCAGCGCCCCTGTTAGGCCAAGGGAGAACGTCGGCGGCTTGGCGGTGACATGTGAGCCGCCTGGAATACCCTGTTGCGCCCATCGACCATCAGGCGTATCGGCCTTGGAAAAGCCGATGCCAGCCTGAACGTGGATGCCGAACGGATGCGCGACGTAATCGTCGATGATGTCGGCCCGAGCCGACGCTGCAGCACAGCCCAGCATCATGGCTACCGCAGCCGCACGCCAGCGCGAACCCGGCTTACGATTCGCCCCCGTGACGGCAACCGGCTTGCGGACAGCGCGGCGAACGCGCGAGGATTGAACCACCCGATTGTGATTGGTTTGCATTATTTTGCTCCAACGATGTTCTGAACGAGCGGCGCAAGAATGGCGGCCTGCCGCTGGGCCTTGATTGCGTAAATGGCGTTGTCCGGATAGATGCCTGCCGTGTAGTGCGAGCACAGGTTCGGGATCGTCTGCATGTAGTCGTACTGCTTCACGATCGGGACGCTGTACTGCGCCGCGATGTTGTCCATCACAGACACGTAGTTCGCAAGATATGGCCGACTGTCATCGCAGACCGGGCCAGGCTCTTCGAGGACGGCGACCTTACCTGATGCCCTGACGGCTTGAACCCATGCCACTAGCGCATCCGAATATGGTCCGAGAGATTGCGACAGGTCATCATTGACCGCGTGCGCGTCCAGAACGATCTGAGCCTTCGATGAAAGGATGCGCTGGGCGAACGGAGGGCCACCACCGTCGACGCCGTTCATCATGTTCACCACCGTCGACGCCGTACCGCCTTCTGCCCTGTTGTCGACCGTTACCGTGCTGCCAAACTGCGCTTGCAGGATAGTCTGAGTGTCGGCGGGCTCGCTCTGCGGATTGAACGCGTAGAACGGCGGCGAAGAGCCGAACATTGCATCATCACCGTGAATCTCGACCACAACAGGCGTCACGGGCTTGGCAGGCGTATCCGGATTACCGGGCGGCTCCGAAGCAACAGGCGCTGATGCTGCTGGTGCAGACGCAGCAACCGGAGCTGATGCCTCAGAGGCCGCCGGAATCGGCGTTGCGGTAAGTACGGGCTTCGCAGTCGCAGTCGTGACGGGCTTATCGTTGCCGCCACAAGCGGTCAGGCAGACCGTTAGTCCTGCGATGACTCCGGATCGCCAGCGGGAACCTGCTCCACGTGCGCTCCGAACGTCTCCATCATCTTCAGAACGCGGTCGAACTCTTCTGGTGTCAGCGCCATTCGAGCTGCGCCCAGAAACGCCATGTGCGGGTTCATCTTGCGCGGTTCGTTTCCGCCCGTATATTTGCGCCACTGGTGATCGCCGCCCAACCAGAACAGTTCGGCCATCTCCTTGCCTGTCGCATTGCGACGGCGCTTGAGGTCCGCCAAGTCTTCTGTCGATGGTTCGCTGAATTGGATTGGCATGTCTTCTGGGTGCGCGATCGAGGCGCGTGCGAAAGCAGAGTTTCATCGGATACGTCCTTTCGGGTTGGTGGGCTGCGCGGTTGCGCTACCTCTGGGACGAATATTAGACCCAATGGGGCTACATCGTCAAGTGTCCACGTGTGAAATTTTCGGGACAAATGAAAAAGCCGCCGAGCTTTCGCGGGGCGGCTTGTTTCGATTGATCGGGTGTTATGCGTGCGCTGCTATTCAGCAGGGCGACTGGCGGCCTCTCGTATCCGTGCTCGCGCCTTCTCGGCATCAATCTTTGCTGACTCGATCACCGCGGGGTCATCCGACTCTGCTGCGGCATCAAGGTACGCCCTGATTACCTCCTCGCTATCAAGGTGATCTGCGATATTAAATTGCGAAATCTTGGCCATGATTAACCTCCTTGTGGACACCTTGGGTGGGTAGCGGTTGCGCGACGAACCTAATCCCTAATGCCCGAGTGAGTTTGAGAACCGTTTCAAGACGAGGCTTCGCGCCAGGAGCCAAGGCCTTGTACAGGCTTTCACGGCCAAGCCCAGTGTCGTCGGCGATCTGGGTCATGCCTTTAGCCCTCACAACGGCAGCGAGAGCCTGTAAAAATTTATCTGGATCAATGCCGTCAATCGAAGAGCCCAGGAAGGAGGCGATTGCCTCGGTGCTGCCAGCGTAACTGGATGCATTAAGACGAGAAACCCTAGTGGCCAATTGCCTTTTGCGGGCCTCCTCGCGCTCTTCAAGGCTGCGAACGGCAGTATCCACCTGCAATTTTGCATTGTAGAGCCTGTCTCGTGTTCTAGCGTCAATCTGTTCCTGTTCCCGGGGGCTCAACTGGTCAGCCGATACAAACGCTATCTTGGAAAAGATGAACGCCTGTTCGCCGTGCGCATTGAAATCGTCCTGCATGGCCTTGCAATGATGGATTCCGGCTCTCAGGAAGTAGCGATGTTGCGCCCAACGTCTTTTGAACGAGATGGCCTGCCCGATGTATTGCTTTCCGGCGGGAGAGGTAATCGCATAGATGCCGCAGTCAAAATTCATTTGTTTTTCTTCAGGTAAGCATCGATCGCGCGACGGATGTGTTCGCTGACCGTGATTCCCGTCTTCTCGGACAGGGCTTGCAGGGCAGCAATGATCTGCTCCGGCAGGAAAAAGTTAAGTCTCTTCATACGCACATTATACACACGTTTCAACTTCTATTCCGGGGCTCCCCTTTGAACCATTCACACACGCATGGCGATGAACGCATCACCGCCCTGGAGCAACGCATGAGCACGATCGAGCAGCAAGTCGGTGATTGGCGCGCTGAGTTATCGACAAACACCGAAGCCACACTGCGCG